AGTTGCATATCGTAAAGCATACTGACCTATTGCGACTGCGTTAGATGCATTTGCATCATTTAATGCCCCTAGACCTATTGCTACTGAACGTGAAGCAGTTGTTTGTGAACTAAGAGCATCTGAACCTATTGCTATATTATAGTCTCCTGAAGTTAATGAACTTAAGGCATTCTTTCCTAGACCTATATTTTCAATAGCAGAAGATAATATTCCTGTTGTTGGGGCTAAACCATCACTATTTGGTTGAAGTAAAAATCCATCAGTAAAATCAGTGGCATCCATTAACACATCCGATAACTCACCAATAGAAGAAGCACCACCACCGCCCGCATTTTCCCAAGCAACACCGCTTCCTGTTGAAGTTAGAACTTGACCGTCAGAACCTTGACCCCCTGCAATCGTCAAGTTGTTCGTATCTAATGTTCCAACAACATCTACTGTTCCATCAGCCGCAATAGTCATTCTTGACTGTCCACCTGTTGAGAAACCTAGTATATCTGTTCCACCACTATACATACCCGTATCTTGGTCGCCTTCAAAAGTATGGCTTGGGTCGCCGGATGAACCACCCGCCGCACCAAACTCATCTGCTCTTACTATGCCCTGAACATACACCTTTCCATATCCAAAACCTGTTCCACTAGGCAATCCAATTCCAATTGCACCACTACTTCTAACTTTGAAGATTGAAGTATCACTTGCCGAATCGTGAATCTCAAACGCATTACCTGTTCCTAATTGTTCTATGAGAACTAATGCAGTATCGCTTGTATCTGTAATCTTAAGTTGTTCTGAACCTGCTGTATCAGTCCAAGTTACAGATGCTATTCCGTTTTCTGTTCCACCATCATTATACAATAATTGAGTATCACTACCACCAACTGAACCACCACTACCACTAGAAGCAGCAGTTATCCTTCCTTGAGCATCAACTGTGATATCTGCGTTAGTATAAGAACCCGCAGTAACAGCAGTATTTGCTAAACTTATTGAACCCGAAGTAGTTACTGTTCCGGTTAATCCCGTTCCACCTGAAACTGATGTTACTGTTCCTGTGTTAGTAGTAAATCCTGAATCATTATTAAATCCTGAAATAGCAATATTACCTTTGGTCAATTTCTTTTGAGCATTTGCTGAATCTACAACTACAAAGAAATCTCCATCTGCATTACTTGTTGAAGTAGTAATTTCAGATAAGTCGAGAGTAATAGAAGGTGTGGTAGTTGGATTAGAAATGTCAAGTCCTGTTCCTACTGAAACGGATGTTACAGTACCGCTTGTAGTTGTATATCCTGAATCATTAGTCCATTGAGAAATGTTCCCTGACTTATTGGTAAACGTCTGAGTATTACTAGCAGTAGTAGTTCCTGTATTTGTAGTGTAACCGTAAGATAAAATCTTATCTTGAATCGCTGCCGATGTCATAATAGATGTGTCGTTGTCTGTAAACGATTCGGAACTTAATTGAATACTACTTGCGGCGAATTCAGAAACAGTCAATCCACTCACATTGAGAGTTACAGAACCACTAGAACCACCACCTGTTAATCCTGTTCCAGCGACTACATTTGTGATATCTCCAACTTCCATAGTAGTCCAAGAGAAAGACCCATCACCATCGGATGTTAGTGCCTGACCGGAACTACCGTTACCTGAGACATTCAATTGTAAAGCACTAATGCTATTGTCTGATACACCTAAAGTTACAGAACCACTTGAACCACCACCTGTCAAAGATTGTCCGGCAGTTACACCTGTAATGTCTCCAACATTATTGGTGAATCCAGCATCGTTGTTGAAACCTGAAATATTGATGTTGCTCTTTGTCAATTTCTTCTGAGCGTTTGCCGAGTCAATTACTGCAAAGAAATCTCCATCTGCATCTGATGTTGATGTTGTTAATTCTGACAAATCAACACTCAGCGTTACCGTTCCCGATGTTCCACCACCATCTAGTAAAGTTCCAGCAGTAACACCTGTGATGTCTCCAACATTAGTAGTGTAGCCACTATCATTAGTCCATTGAGAAATGTTCCCTGATTTGTTGGTCAAAGTTTGTGTTCCTGTAAGTGTAGCAACTGTTGAGTCAATGTTCAATGTAACTGCACCCGAAGTTCCCCCACCTGACAAACCCGTTCCAGCAGTTACTCCCGTTATATCTCCGACATTGCTAGTAAAACCACTATCATTATTGAAGATGCTTAACCCTATTTCATTTGCTGCTTTTCTCCTTTCCAAACCTGCATCTAATACTATGAACTCATCAGTTCCAATCATAGTATCAGTCATGTCTGTAAACTCAGATAGGTCGAGAGTGATTGAAGGTGTAGTGGTTGAATTTGAAACATCTAATCCTGTTCCTACTGAAACAGATGTTACAGTTCCTACTGTTGTCGAGTAAGCAGAAGAATCAACACTACCATCGGCTTTCAAAAATTGAGATGATGTTCCACCGGATTTGATAATTGACGAACCTGTTATGCTACCTGTAATACTGATAGTATTAGGAACATCATTTGTCCTTCCTATATTTGCTATGGCAATTTTAACATTTGAACCGTTGATACCAACAATTCTTCCAACATTTTGAATTAAATGAGTTGAAGTTGTTGGTTTTGTGATAGTCATATTTCCGGCAGTAGTTGGACTAACATACAAAATCGAACCAACATCAGATGGGTCGGAAAGAGTTTCGTCTATCAATGTGCTACTAATTGTTAAATCTCCGGTAGTTGCTACATAACCACTAGATGATGCACCAATATTGTTTGTAACTATTCCAAGAGAAGGCATTGTTGAAGATGAATCGGCTCTTGCTTTAGTTACAGAAGGATGAGTTCCGTCTCCACTAACATAAACAACACTACCCGTACTAATTGAAGATGCAGTATCATTTTCAACTTGTATGATAACTTGAGTCTTTATCTTTTCAACACTTAATACATCATCTGTTGAATCAAATGTAAAGTTAGCATCTCCGCCTAATGTATCTGTTCCTGTTCCAAATGCAACTTGTGTGCTAGATATAGAACCCGCTAAACCACTTGAACCATTGCTAATATCTGTGATGATTCCTCTTGCGTCAACTGTGATGTTTGAGTTCGTATATGACCCAGCAGATACACTACCTTGATTCGGAATACTGAGAGTTGCACTTCCACTTGTTGCACCACCTGACAAACCTGCACCTGCAACTACTGCTGTTATGTCTCCTGTACCTGAACCAAATGGCAGATTTGAAATTAATACTTTCTTTGTCGAATTATCTGTTGAATCAACAATCGAAACATAATCTGATGTCGAGGCCTCTGCACCCAATGCTGAGAGTTCGTGAAGGTCAAGTGCTAACGATACAGAACCGCTTGTTCCACCGCCTGACAAACCAACCCCTGCTGTAATTCCTGTGATATCTCCAACATTTGTTGTATAACCTGAGTCATTAGTCCATTGAGAAATGTTCCCTGACTTGTTAGTAAATGTCTGAGTATTGTCTGCTGTGGTTGTTCCTGTATTGGTTGTATATCCGTATGATAATATCTTATCTTGGATAGCAGCAGAAGTCATCAATGTGGTATCAACATCTGTGAAAGATTCGCTACTCAATTGAACTGCTGCTGGTGCTATATTTGAGAATGCAACAGATGACAAAGTTGCTAGTGAACCTAGACCTAAATTTGTTCTTGCATTACCAGCAGATGTTGCACCTGTTCCACCATCTGAAATTGCTAGTGTTCCTGTAATTGAAGATGCACCTAAATCAACTGCTAATTCTGTTGACTCAATTACCAAACCACCATTAGATTTTAGGTCGGTGCTGAATGTCGTTCCTGAAAGGTCAAGACCATCACCAGCAGAATAAGTTGTGTTAGTATCTGTTGCAGCAATTGTAAGAGTTGAACCTGACAAACTTGTTGTTACATTTGTTCCACCTGCAATCGTGAATGTACCTGATGTTGTGATTGCTGTTGAGCCACTATCACCTGCAAGCCCAACTGATGTAACTGTACCTGTATTTGTTGTGAATCCTGAATCATTATTGAATCCTGAAATATTGATGTTAGCCTTCGTTAATTTCTTCTGAGCATTTCCTGTATCTACGACAACAAAGAAATCACCGTCAGCATTTGATGTTGAAGTTGTCAATTCAGATAAGTCAAGAGAGATAGTTGGATTACCTGAAACTGCACTACCATTTGTGATGTCAATACCGACTCCTTCTGATATTGTTCTACCACCAAGTAAGTTGCCATTTGAATCTGCATATACTATTCCATTTGTTGCACCCGATTGTTGTATTGCACCAGCAATCAAATCTGCATTTGCATATCCACCGTTTGTTGGGTCAACAGTTGTTGCCGAACTCAAATCTTGAGTTGTTGTGAATAATCTAAATTTGCCAGCACTTGCATCTCGTAGAAGTCCTGAATAATATGTGTTGGTGTCAACATATTTTCCTATGATTCCTAAGTCAACACTATTCGCTGAATTGTTATCTCCAACAACAACCATTGGGTCATCAACACTTAGAGTCTGAGTGTTGATTGTTGTAGTAGTTCCATTCACAGTAAGGTCAGAAGAAATTATTACACTTCCACCAACATTCAAAGTGCTGCCATCGAAAGTCAAACCTGACTCAGCATTTATGGAATCTGCACCCGATGCAGTTAGGATTCTATTGTTGACTCCATTAGCCATGAAATCTGAGACATCAACGCTGAAAGTAGTTCCATTCAAATCTAGTCCTGAACCAGCAGAATAGTTTGTGTCCGTAGAAGCGATTGTAAGCGTGTCTGTACCCGCAGTAGTAGTAATAGACACATTACTCCCAGCAGCGAATGTAAGCGTGTCTGTATTGCTATCTGCGACTATATCCGACTGACCACTTACTGCTATTGTTTTGAATATGTTCTGAGCCGAACCCAAATCTGTATTTGAGAAAGTAGTTCCGGCTAAATTTAATCCTGTTCCAGCAGAATAAGTTGTATCAGTTCCAGCGATTGTAATTGTATCAGTTCCAGCATTAGTAGTCAATGTAATATTGCTACCTTCTGCAAGTGTCAATGTATCTGAATTACTATCTGCTACAATATTGTCTTGACCACTAATTGCTACGGTCTTGAATATGTTTTGAGAAGAACCCAAATCGGTGTTAGTAATTGTAACTGCACCTGTTCCACCTGAGACTGATATTCCTGTACCTGCAACATTAGATGTTACTCCTGTGTTTGTTAGTGTAATTGAACCATTACTTGTTAGTGGACTTCCTGATACAGATAGACCACCACCGCTTGTTATTCCAACGCTGGATAAACGGCTTTGGAATACTGACCAATCTGAACTGCTCAGGAATCCATTCGTGCTTGCATCTGCTTGAGAAATTGATATGGTTGGGGTTGATGTTCCTGATGATACAGAAATAGGACTTGAACCCGATACACTTGTAACAGTTCCAGCAGTTCCAGCAAAGGTGATTGTATCTCCTGTTTCTGAGATAGTTATGTTGCTTCCAGCAGCCAATGTTACCGAGTCTGTTCCACTACCTGAACCACCTGCTATCAAATCAATTGTTGCATTACTTCCAGCAGATGAAGTTCCTAGAGAATAAGTAGTATCATCCGAGGCTAAAGTTAGAATCGAATCTGATGTTCTTGTAACAGTTGTATTTGTTCCACCAACAATTGAAATGTCATCTGTTGATGAATCTGAACCTGACAATCTCAGACTTGTAGTACCTGTTGGTATCAACACCCCATAAGTTGTGTTCGTGGATGTGATTGTCATTTCTGTTTCTGATGTTCTAGCAATCGAAGTTGCACCTGCACCTGTCAAAGTTATATTATCTGTTGAGCCATCTGAACCTGTCAATCTGAGATTTGTTGTTGATGCTGGAACTGCTAAATCGTAAGTTGTATTTGCATCAGTTGAAGATACGTTTTCCCACTTACCTGATGTGGTATTATATTGTAAGGTTTGAGTATTGAGAAGATTAGTAATATTGACATCAGTTAGTTCTGTTAATTGACTTACACCTGCACCACCTTTTGATAGATACCAAGTGTTAGTTGCTGTCTTGTGTATTTCTCCACTTTCTTTAGAATTAATATTGGGTTCGATAGAATTTAAAGTTACTCCGGTATCTGCAACCAAAGTAACAATACCAGCACCCAAATTTATGAATGGGATTCGTGTCAAACTGACAGGATATCCGACATTCGCATTTGTTGGAATTGTGATTGTAATTGCAGATGCAGAATTGAATCTGAGAATCTTTCCTTCGTCAGCCCTGACCAAAGTATAGTTGCCTGTAATATCTGAAACGGGTCGGACATCAACAGCCCTTCCGCCAACAGTAGAGCCATCACCTACGAACAATGCTTGTGTAGTTGTATCTTTGACTAATTGTTCAGCATCTAGTGTTACAGATATTCGTTCTGCTTGTGTGCCGGAAATAAGATTTTCATTATTTGTTCTAGGCATACGCCACCACCAATATATACACCAGCCATGAAAGGGGTTATTGGCTGTATCTAATTATTCCAAACTTCCCAACATTCACCATCAGGATGAATGAACTCCAAAATTATCGGATGTTTTTCTTTTTTTGAATCATTAGATAATGGTGAAACTAAACATTCCATGAATCTCAATGGGTCTTTGCATCCATTGCCTTTTACCCTGATTGTTTTTTCATCAAGATGCATTATCCATTCGTTTTCGATTTCAACTAAACTTCCTATCTCTTTCATATTTTTGTCAAAGCCAACAAGATATGTTGCATCTCTAATTGTTGTAGTCCAAGATATCATCAAATCAACAACCCAATTTTCTTAGCAACCCAATTCCAAAATCTGTTGAATCCTTCGTAACAAACACCATCCAAATCGTTCAACTCCATTCCTCAGAAAATGTGGAGTTATCGAAATTATCCATGTTGAGTTCAACAGGCGTTTCAATTCCATTTTCAATTTTCTGAAAAATATCCTCAATCAAAAGTAATGGATTGTAATTACATCCATGACCAACTCTAACTCTTCCATGACCATCATAACCTGAGAATGAAAACTTCCAATGTGAAGAACCTGTTCTGACTTGAACTAACTCAAATCCTGATTCATCATGTCCTATCAGAACATGACCATCCATCATATCAACAGACCATACGATTTGTCTCACAATGAACCCTGATGTGTTCCGGCTATTGAGGATTGTCAGAATATGTTGTGAATAAATTGATTTGAATATGGTCAGATAACAGTCAGAACGATATTAGTCATATTTGTATCAATAGAGCCAATCCTAGCCACTTGTTTGTATTTTAGGTTAAACTGTACCCCTGAATAATTTCATGGCCTCTATTCGTTTCTATTTGTATCAGAAACAGCAAGTTTGTCATTTATCTGCAAAGGATTAGTAAATTCAACAAATGAATTCTTAGTTTGCTTAGAAGGTAAACCATTGATTTCTCTATCTGCTGTAATTAGATTCTCAACAACTTGACCTGCTGACATTCCAAGTTTCTTCCATTCCTGAATATACTCAATTGAGTTTCGTGAAAGCATAACTGTAATCTGTTGTTTGTTTTGTCTTTTCTTTTGTGGAACAGCAATTGCTTTTTCAGCATCAGACAAAGTATAATCTGATTTGATTGAGAATGCTTTTGTGAATCTTTCATTACCATGATGATTAGTTCCGTTTCTTCCTAAGACTTCTGTAACTATGACATCATCATAATCTCTTGCTAACTGACTCAAAATGTAAGCAACTTGCTTTGTTGTTTTTCCCCTCATCGAAATTGGCAACTTAGAATCATTCTTGATATATCCAACAATTTCGCTTGGCCTCATTGGTTGAGAATGTTGTTCATTCCCTGTGTATATTGCTCTAACTATTGCTTGCCTCAAACTCTTTGTAATTCTCTTACTCATTCTTCTTCAACTCCTTCTTTATTTACTAAATGTGGAAACTCAATTTGCCCTTTTTTACACAGGGGGCATTCTGCTTGGGATTTCCGGTTGCTACCCTTACCTATAACCTTGACCTTTACATTGCATACAGGACACCTGAAAATGTCAGAATACATCACATATTCACCATCGGTCAAATCTATTGTTTCGCTTGGTCTGTTATCCTTCCATGTTGGAATAAATGTAGTCTTAGAAGTTTTGACTTTGGTAGTAGTTGAAACAGTATGTGTATCAATAACTCTCTCACATTGATGTGTCAATTCATTCATCAAATCTAGCATAGCAAACATATTGTAATTATCATTTGTTAGCGTCAACATCTTCTCAATCAGATTTCCACCAACATACAAATCGGTTTTCGGAATGAAATCATAAACTAGATTGTCTCCAAGAATTGCTTCACCAATTTCTATTGTTCCTGACTGAGTTATATTATGCCATGAAGAATGAATGAAATCTCCAAACTTAAGTTCGTCATCAAACACACTTCCACCTTTACTATTTTCAGGCTGACCTTCAATTGAATCAACATTCACAACAAATAATTCATTCACCCATCCATGATTCTTTGATTTGGCGGAACATAATTTAGATACAAAAACATCTTCTGCATGAGGATAATTAACTTCCTCAACGTTGTTCTCAAATGGAAACTTTGTTGTTCCATTTAACAATGGTGCAAGGATGACATTTCTTCCATCATTATGCAAGACCATGAAAGACAAAAGACTTCTTTTGAAATATGGTTGTTCACCATCAAAATCATTCTTATCACTTTGCACAGCAATTTTGATTTTTTCAACAGGGGTTGTGATTGAGTAAGAATGAGCATTTACTCGACCATCTTGAATACATGGTGATACTGATGAAATGCCGCTAATATAATGCAACCAATCAGCACAGGTTTTGATTTCTTTTTCTGACATATATCTTCCAAGTTCCGCCCATATTTCACTTATCATAGAACTATCTTTGAATTGCACTTTTGGATTCAAACTTGAATCAGCCCAATATTTTTTAGGATGAGTTGTATGTAATTCTGCATTATTGCGACTATCTTGAAAAAATAATAATTCCCGCTTATCAAGAAAAGTTTCCCCAACCCAATGTTTGTAATCGTAATCTGTTTCTATTGCCCTTCTCATATCAATATCTCCTTTACCGTTTCCTGACCCTCAGACCTATGCTCTAGGCACGATACGCTTCAACATAGGGCGAAGCACCGTCATGGCTTCTCTTGCTATCTGAGACTCGTCTGTGATAGTAATAGCGTTAGGGTAAAATTGAGATGTATCTTGACCAGCGATTCCAATACCAAGCAGACCGATTTTCTTGTTTGCATTTTCTGTTACTTGAATCAAATGTTCTTCGTCAGTCAAGCCTGATGGCGAAGCACCTGCTGGTTGACCATCTGAGATAACAATGAGAAGGCGACTACCATTCATTGTAGCAAGTCTATCTAAGCACCATTGAACAGCATATCCATCTGCATTTGCTGAACCTGTAAATGGTGCAGCAATACACGCTTTGTCAAGAGTTGAAGTTCCAGCACTTGCGAAGGATTTTCTGACTCTCATGGTTGTTCCATAATGGGTGTTGAAGTCAACAACTTCGTAGTTCATTCCGATGTTGCGGAAAACTTCTGAGAAAACAACTGCTGCATTAGAAGCATCTGATGCTCGACTACCACTTCTCATTGAGCCTGATGCGTCAATTAGAATGATAGCATTTCCTGTAACATCTTTAGGTGTGGTTTTCTTTCTGTAAACTTTGTCAATCTTGTGGACTTTAGCATTACCTAATTTGTATGCCCTTCGTGGATTTAGACGACCACTTTTTTGTTCTGTTTCCCATGATGGGTCTTGACCTTTCAATCTTCTTTTCATCTCGTTAGTAATCCTCTTGATTACTCTCTTTTGTTGTGTTGCTACACGGTTGTATGTGCTTGCATGACGCATGATTTTATTTTCTCTATTTCTAAAGTCTTTAGCAGTAGCGACAACTTCTATTTTATGACCACATTCTGTAACCATGCTGTAAGAATCTTCTTCAACGGTTTTACCTTTGATTTCTGTAACATCTTTCACTATTTGTTTTGTTGCAGATGTTTCTATCCCATTATCCAAATCTAAGGCCGTTTCTTCTATCTCGGCTACATCACTATCAACTGAGTCAAGTAAGTCAGCCCAAGCCTCTTCAAACGTACCTGTTTCACCAACTCCGCCTCGACCACCATCATCTGAATCTGAATCTCCATCTACATCTCCATCTGAATCTTCTCCATCTCCATCTCCATCAGTTTCAGCACCTTCTGAATCTGCATCTCCTGTCATTGGTTCTGAGTCTGAATCTCCATCTGAATCTGAATCTTCTCCACCTTCTCCACCAGCACCTTCTGAATCTGATTCTTCATCTGAATCTTCTCCATCACTACCAGCACCTTCTGAATCTGAATCTGAACCTTCTGATTCTGAATCTCCAAGTGTGGAATCTGAATCTGAATTTGAATCTGAATCTTCTGATTTCTTCTCTTCTTTTGGTTCTGCTTTTTCTGCTTCTTTCATGTCCTTGAATCTGTTAGAACTGACTTGTTCAGGATTGCGACCTTGAGACTCTTGTTGTTCTGATGCTTCCTCGACTTGTTGTTGAGATAGGTCATCTGATGACATTCCTGTGGATGGGTCATCTTCGTCAGGGAATGCTTCTCTAAACGCTTTGATTAATCTCTTTGCTTGGTCTATCACAGCAGATGTATGTCTTTGCTTGATTGCATTGTTTAGTAATGCTCTATTAGCATCCATGAAGTCAACAACTTCGGGTGTTGTAAACCAATGTGGTTCGTGAACAATTGCTTCGGTCATCATAGCAACCATTGCTTGCTCTTTCAAAGGTGAATCATCAGTTGTGTTTTCTTTGTGTCTTTGCATGAAAACTTCGTGAGTAAATTGCATCCTCTTTTTACTACCCTTCCAATCCTGACCGAATAGGTGATTGATTCTAGCATCTTCTAGCATATTTACAAACTTGTGTAGTAGTGGGTCGCAAGCATATTTCTGAGTCGGCTTGACCACCTTGCGATTCCATGCTACGAAATCTGTATATCTGTGATGAGCATTCGCATGTGCTAAGATTGCTTCTTGCATGATTTGATTGTAAATTGGATTGTCGTGCATTGACTCAGGAATCCAAATTATTTTTCCATTGGTACAGGCTTTGCCATGTGGGTCAATTACTACTCTCTCGACCTTAGAACCAAACCCTGTTAATTCTCCTGACATGACCTTCGAGACTCTATGGAATCGGGCTTCTTTCACTTTGTTTCTTGACAATCTTGTGGCTTCGGCTGTGCTTTGCATATCCCTACGGGGTTAGTTTCCACTAATAAGCAGTTCTATGTGGTGGATTGTTTTAGTCAGACTTTACCACCTTTACCAAACCTAGCATTCTTCCTGAATGGAACAGGCTTGCTGTGAGCCGTTCTTAGGGTCAACAAATAGTTCTTCAAAACCCTAGATAATCCAGCATAATTCCAAGATTCAGAATGCATCTTTATTCCTGTGATTAAATCATCTGTATTTACATGATTATATTCAGCCATTTGAATCAAACTTGAAGGATGATTATTCATTCTATTTCCATGATATTTTCCTGATAATATTGCTTGGTTCTCTTCGACACCAAACAAATCTTTTGTTCTAATTTCTTCTTCACATCTAAATCCATTTGGAGATGTCAGGAGATTGAGTCCAGCACTTCTCCAAGTTGGAGATATCTCAGCAATATATTTCAGATGTTCATCATCAAAATCCGTTGATTTGGATTTCAAAAAATCGAACAGATTTTCCTTAGAAGGTCTGTTGACTTCAACAAGTAAACTAATCTTCCTGAGATTGAACGGAACAGATTTCAGATTGATGACGATGATTATCATTGGAGATAATTTTTGATTTGAAAAATCTGATACTATTTTCCAATGTTTTTTTGATAGAGAATCAGCATCATCAACAATTGCTATTCTTGGTAGTCCTGAAAGACTTAATGCTGTTACTTTTGAGAAAGGATATTTACCATTCAAGTCTGATATGAATTGGGGTTCAAAACCTGAGTTTGTTGAATATGATTTTGATAGAGTTGTTTTTCCAACTCCTGATTCTCCATGAATGATTATCGTGTTCATGTTAGATTTGTTTTTCATTGACCAATTATCTAACAAAGATTTCATTGGTTGATAGATTGATTTTATTCCAATCATTTCCAGCCCATCAATGTAGTCTGATTTCTTAGATGTTCATTTGTCATATTTGGAGTTCTGATATCTGCTGCTTGGGATATTGCAGTTAGTATAGATTCCAACTTTTCTATTCTGACATTCAATTGCTGAATTTGTAATCTCATATCTTCGATTTCGTGCTGTGCATTTATCTCATTCTGATTGCTCATATCAAAGCCTGATATTCCCACCTTTATCAATATCGTAGTCAGAAGCATTTACGAATCTGACTATTCTGATACCAATAGAAGCAATCTGAGCCATTTGTTCGATTAACAGGACTCAGATTACCACCGATATCAAAACGTGGCCTTAGAATCGCTCTATCGGCATATGTTGAGGTCAACATCTAATATTCTAAATCACATCAGAAAAAATTTGAGAAAAAAATCCGATATTGAAAATAAAAAAAAGGGAGACAACCGAAGTTGCCCCCCAAGTTTTTTTCGTCTGTTATTTTTTCCTTGATATCACATCCTTAATTTTTATTTTGTAATCTCCAATTTATTCCTTAAGCCAAATCCTCGATATTTGCTCTTGCTAGGATTTTAACTTCTTCAATGTCATCAACGTCAAACAATGGATAAACAACTGTATCAAGAGTTTGTTGCATATTGTAAACAGATAATGTCTCCATTACAGTTACAAGTGTGCTTGTTCCTAAGTCAGTTGGTTCTGAGAATGTCATTGACTCATTTGCCTTTCTAACATTGCGAGCAAACTGAACAATTTCTGTTGCAGCATCTACATTGAAATTACCTGATTGTTGTTGGATAACGTCAATCTCTAAATCACGGCCAAGATAGTCGAAGTTTAGTGTGCGACTAAACCTTCTTCGTGTTGCATTGTTTAGTGGTGAAGTTCCAGCATAGTTTGGATTCATAGATGCTATAATTCTAAAGTCAGGATGAGCATGAAGAACTTCTGCACCTGATGCAGTTTCATTCTGATTTATGACCATATGACCAGCATCTAAAACATCGTTTAATTGACTTAGAACTGCTGGCTTGATGAAGTTGATTTCATCAATGTAAAGAATGCATCCATGACGCATTGCTTTCGTTAGTTGGCCGTCAATAAAACGTGTCTCGGTTGCACCACTTGCTGTTTCTCTAACTAGAAGTGTTCCTTGAAGGTCATCCCATTCAATACCAACACCACCAACTATTCTGCAAATTGGTTGTCCGATAAGACGTGCAAACTCATAGATAGCCATAGTTTTTCCACAGCCTGTTCCACCCTGAGTCATCAAATGTGAATTCATTTTATGACAGAAAGCCATAAACTCTAATTCTGAGCCAACTAAACCTTGCTCAACGTAGCCCTTTGCTTTGGTTGGTATTAGTGCTTGAATATCTGCTGGATAAGCAGACGCATCTCTCTTCTCAATTCCACAGAATACATTTGGTGCTGGTGCAGCAAATGTCGTTCCTGATACAGTTGTAGTGATAGTTGGAGACATTGTTCTACCCCCTCTAGGTATTGATGTAGTTCCGTTAATTGCCGCTTCGACTTGTTCATCAGTCCAAACATACTGTTGGCCGTTAATGTCTATTTTTTGTAGTCCAGCACCAGCAAGATTCTTTGCTGTAAAACAATGTGCTTTGAGAGAAGTTGGGTTTGGTGTACCACCATTTGCCGTGATACTATTGGCTATTTCAGCCAAATAGGTTTCACGGTCAACCCTACCGTTGTGGTCATCAACCACATCGTACATTCTTTGTTGTGTCTCCGTCATATTTTCATTTCGTGTTGTCATTTTTTCATCTCCATTTTTTTCATAATGCCTATTCAGGGCGACTCTTCCGAACTAGTGTTCCCTAATATACCCTTCCATGTGGTCTAACAAAATAGTCAGACTTCAATGGTTTTGGGTATTAGAGCAACTTCTTGATTTTCAAATACGTCATAATCATTCTTTCATCCCAAGCAATTTCAGCCTGTTTTCTTTCGTAATCAAGAATCTTTTTTCCAGCATAATATCGGTATGTGCTGGCCTGAGAGTTTGTGTAATTCATAGCCTGTATCAAGATTCGATTTATTTCTTTCACACATACATATGGAAATAATGGTTCTTGGTCTTTGTCAGGCCAGCAGAAATTGAAAACAGAAATTCCTGATTGTTTCGGGTCATCTCTCATGCATAAAACAGCAATTCTTTGAGCGTGTTCTGACCACAAGTTTTTTTCTTTTCTTGAAGCATTTCTTAGTATCTCATCGAACTTACCTAAATGAGTTAGATTGAGTGATATCAACCACATAGTTTGATGATGTGTAAACCCACATTCATTTCTCAAAGTTTCATAGACTCTTCTCCTTCGACTTTGCACTACACTCATTTGAACCACTCATCCAATCCAACTTGATTCATGCCAACGATTGCAGTTTTCCAAGAAGTTCTGAATGCACCCAAAATTCCTTCCCAAGATTTTGATTTTGTGAAGTGCTTATCGAATGATTCTTCCCTGTTGACTTCAACACCAAAAGACTCAGGAGTTTCACCCCATTCGATTGCGACAATTTTGTTTGCTGGAAGATTCCCATTTTTTGTCGAAGAAGCATTGAACAAAACGGGCTTATCTCCAATGTCAAAATTAGTTCCAATATTTTTGTTAGACCATAGCCCTGCTTTATGTGCCTGTGTTCCTGTCTTTTTCATTCCCATTGGTTGACCAAAATCTATACTCGGTGTTTTCTCGACATTCATTAAATCAGAATGTATTTCTCTTAACAAATTATTAAGTTCAGATTTGTTGCATCCTTGTAGTATAGAATCGAAAACTTTCAACTGTGAATCTTTCACAATCTTAGGTGCAGATGACCTTCTGATTTCAACCCCCCTGAATCCATGTTTACCATTGAAATCTCGATACGCATATCTCTTCTTTACACCCCAAGAAAAGAATCTCTCATAATGTGCATCAGGCTTCACAAAAAAGAACTCATTCTTGTCAACACCCAATGTCTCTTGAACAAATCTATCGTATGAATTATTCAACATTATACACAACATATTTGCTATCGAAATCACGTCATCTTTTGTGAAATCTCTAACTGTGTTTTGAGCCTCATCGTGATTAGTTATTGCGACCTTACAAGAATCAGTATCTTGACCTATAACATGGAATGATAATTTGATTCCTTCTGCATCTCCAATATCTTCTGTAAAGGGTTCAATACCCAATTCAGAAAACCAAAGATTTGTTGCTTCGATTAAATCCCTATTCCATTGATTATGTATTCTAGCAACTTCTGTAATATCTGAACCCAATTCAGGCAATGCTAATCTGAATGGCCTTCGTTTTGTTTTCTCGGTTTCTCCTGAGCCTAGAACTCCGTACCAACTATTCATTGATTCTTTCTGCACACGCTGCTTCCGATTTAGGATATCTCCAAGTTCATCATTACCATTCTCATATGCCTCTCTCATTAGTGCCTGAGTTTCCTTTCTTAATGCAGCAAGATTACGAAGAACAGATGGCATTATTCCTTCCCTATCTCTTCGATAAATCCGACCTGCTGGTGTAGTAGTAATTGGGAATGGAAATCCATTGGGATAATCTGCTGGATTCACAAGAGTATCAGGACTTCCATTTGTAGTAATAATCACCGATGGATATTCCATTGAATTGTCAACTTCAAACGCATTCTGATAAACTCCAATTGGTGCTTCCATAACGAAGCCACCCTGCTCAATTCCACCACTTCTTCTTTGTCTCACAACTTCAACAGAAGGCATGATAATATTCTTGTCAAAAAGTAGATGCCCCATCATATCCTCAATCAACATCATGTTTGAATTTGATTTTTTCATAACTGAATTATGGAATGCAGTTTTTGTTAGGTAAAATGGAACAAGATTTAGTTCATTCATACATCTCTCAACACATACATTATCCCATATGTTATAGACAGCCAACATCATTGGGTCTTTTTCCATCAAATCTGTTATTCTTGTGCGTGGAACTTTACCATATCCAAGAACAGAGCCAGCCATCCAAGCAAGTGAACCTGAACCTGTTGTAGCAGCAGCACCTTGAACCTGTTCTGCATATGCAATTTTTGAATCAAAGAGTGTTTGTTTTTTGAGTGAATAATACAGATTTGGATAACGATGATGAACAGGAACTTTACCGTTGTATCTTCTATCCATTTCTTTTCTCATTACTCGACATCTATTTCTCAAATATGGAATATCATAACCGATAATATGTTGACCACCAAGTAAGTCTCTATCTAATTCATCTAATCTTCTTTTGAACCACCAAAGTAAAGCCGCTTCGTTGGTATCTTCATCAACATGAGAAAAGGACTCAACTAAGACCTTCTCAGGGTCAAGTGGTGGAATTGGACTAGAATGCTCAACAACGCTTTCTAACGCCTTCCCTGACCCCAAAAAACGCCTAACTTGATGTTGGCTAGTTGGAGAAGTAGTTCCAACTTCGTGAATACCCGTTACACTATCAACAAATGCAATACTTACAACTCTTTCAGGGGCATTATCAACATCAAGTGAATCTGCTGTTTCAATATCAAACCAAACTATGTCGAGATTAAATTTTGTTGGGTCAGTTTCACTTGGTCGAATGTGAATCGGTCTGAGATTTCTTCCCGATGCTAATTCATCCGTGTTGATGTCAACAACCGAAGTCCATCCGTAAATCCACCGAACCAAAGAACTCCAAGAAACATCTGCTGAATAATGTGGATAAAAGTAATCTCTAATCTCTCTAATATCTGATGGCTTCTCAACTCTAATCTCATATAATGGAACGCCTGTTATCGAAGTCTTATCTGAGAGTTTTGTTGACGTAACAAAATCAGGAAGATTTGGAATATCATCAGGATTTTTTTCTGACCAAAATCTTGGAACACAACCCTCGACTGTTACCTTTTTTGTTGAGCCATCTAAAGACTTCAATCTGAGATGAGTTAGAAGATTATTTGTTTCGTCATATTCAATTGATACAATGAGAAAAGATTCCATAAACCCAATCGGGTTTTCCCACCCTTATGATTGAATCCATATACCCCAATGAACATTCCATACTTTCCCACTAATTGCTTTGTGAGAAAATGACTTACAATAAGGACATACAAAATTACCTGTTCGACACATTTCTTTAGTCTCTTCTTCTGTAAATGCATTTGGATTAAACTCATCATCTTTGTTCGGGCATATCGGCACTCTTTGCTTTAGATTTACTACTTTCATTTTACTCACGCCATCCTGAATAATTTTTTGTATTTTTTGTATTCTGAAACATACATCTGTTCACCCGTTGATGTATTGGTATAAACACGCACCCCATCTTCATTTTCTAACCATTTCCATATTCCTTCGATTCCTTCAAAAACAACATCTTCTTTAGTCATCAACCACTTACAATCGTGGACTATTCTTTCATCGTTATTATACCAATAAGCACCTTTGCTTTTTCTCATTATTTCATCTCCAAACTCAGTTGTTTTACTCATTTCACTCATCTCCATTCATTACAATTTCACAACATTCTTCACAGTAATTTGACGGATAAGGCATAAACTCCAATGCTTCTTTTTTAGTCGGCCAAACACAACATAAACCATGTTCATCACAATGTAATACCCATCCATCCGCATTCTTCCATAAACTCACATCAGTATTAGTTTCTCTAACTTTTCTTGTTATCATTTTTATTCCTCTTTTCGTTTTCGCTTCGCCGTTTCTCGCTGTGCTATGCACAGCAGGGGAAGGCCATCGGTATATGAATGGATAGCATATCTGACTTGTTTAGTATATAAATAAACAGCAAATATTACTATTTTCTATTTCAGCCAAGCAATTTTTTTTCACTCGGATTCTTCCAAAAACTCCGTGTTGGTTTCAACATCTTGAGATTCCAACATCATCAGAATCCGTTGAAGATAAACTGACAAATCCATAGCCTCTTCCATAGCATGATTTATCCATTCTTTCAAAGTCAAATCTGTACGTTCCATTGTTGTGTTATATTTGTTCAAACCTAACTCGGCTCTTTGTCGTATTTTTTCTATTACTTTTTCTTCAATTTCACTCATACAGTTATTCTCCTTAGAAATGTCTTGACGGTTAGTAAATCGTCAGATGAAATTGAACACCAATATATTGCTTCGCCCATACTTTTGTAGATTGATTTTCTCAGTTTGTTTGGAACATTGGAATCTTCTTCAACAGTCATCAAAAATGCATCTAAAATTTCGACTCCACTCATACCTTTTTCACCCAAATTCTCGACCATAGAATCTAATCGCTGGTGAATCTTGACATATTTTGAATCTTCAACACCTAATTTGTTGGATTCAACAGCCAATCCTAGCATTTGTCGAAGCGATTTCTGAGATATTTCGTTTGTAATTTCATTGACATCTTCAATTTCTACTCGGATTGGAATGCGAGTAACAGAAAAAAGCAAATTTAATGCACTTCTCATAGAGCCATTTGCAGCCATTCCTACGGCCTCTAGTGCATTCGGTGCTATATCGAGACGTTCTTGCTCTACAACGGCCTCTAAAGCCCTGCAAATAGCATCAGATGGGATAGGCTTGAACCTTGAACCTGAGAAAGCACATCTATCCCTGATTGGTGCTATAACTTTGTGAGGATAATTACAGGATAAAATGAATCTAGTTTGCTTGGAATATTTTTCCATGATTCTTCTCAATGCTGCTTGAGCATCAGAAGTGAGATTATCACACTCATCGAGAAATACAACATTGAATGGAATCAACAAATCTTTTCCATCCTTAGTTTGATATGTTCCAATTGTCCCTCTTCTAGCGAAGTCTTTGACCGTAGTTCTGATGACATTGATGCTTCTCTCATCACTTGCATTTAACTCGATAAAATTGGCCTTCCAATCTTCACCAAACATAGATTTCATCAGGGCTACTGCAACTGATGTTTTTCCTGTTCCAGCCTTGCCTGAAAACATCATATGAGGGAATGCAGCATCATCACCATTCTCATGTAATTTCTCAACTACATACCTGAGTCTTTTCACGATATGTTCCTGACCAACAATATCATCGAGATTATTTGGGCGATACTTTTCAGACCACATGAGATAATCTGTTTAATCCCACCCTTATGATAGAATTGATTTTACTCGTTCAAAACTCTCTCGATTGAATCTGTTAATGATGATACAATATCGTATGATTCGTAGATTTGTTGTGCTTTGGTTCTGATGATGTGTTCAGGCACTACTCTTGGCCTGTTTGCATTTCTGTAAATTGATGTCTCGATTGAAACATCTACGAATACTAATTTTGTTGTCATTCCAGCAGCCTGAGCCATGTGAATGTATGTTGTCATTTTCTCAGAGTTAGTTCCTGTGGAATCATATACTGCATTGGTTGGGTTTTCAAATAAGTCTAGCATCATTTGATGACACAATACTTTTGATTCTTCGTGGACAGTTTGAGGATTTAGTGGGTCATATTCAGGCATTGATTCTTTGATTGTATCACAGTCGATGAAAGAATGAGTTCCCAAGAACATATTTTCTCTTACATATGATTTACCTGCTGCTGGTAATCCCATCATTAACACAAGTTCCGGTGCGTTTTTGTTGTCTGCTTGGTTGCTCATGTTATGAGCAAGGGGGGCATTCCCTATATCAATACATAGGGTAAATCAATGGTTTTTTCTATCAAAACTTCATTTTCTGACTAAGCCGAATCATTTTTTTCTCCACGTAAAACTGAGAGTATTCTGTTTGCTGTGTTGAGGCCAACACCTTCGATTGTCGAGAGTTCTTCCGGTGTTGTTTGACAAAGTGAAATTATTGTTGGATATTTTTTGGTAATCCTTCTTCGTAATTTTGAACCGATTTTTGGTAATCCTTCAATCAGACAATCTCGATATTCATTTACAGTTGGAGATTTTGGTCTAGGCACATACAGTCTTGGATTATCATCTTCTATTTTCTGAACTATCTTGTGAGTTAGTAATGCAGCATCATGCCTGTTGTCAATAAAAATTGGTGGATATCCAACAGCACATAGAGATGCTATGAAAGAGATTAGAGTTTGTTCACTAACACCCCTATCTCTTGCACCTAATCTAATCGCATCGTAAGACTTTGAAACAATCAGATAGGAGTATTCAGCCTCTTCTCTCATAGCACCCAACTGCTTGAGCCTACGGCCATCAAACAGGGAAGGAATGAAGTCATCTTCCTTACGTTCTATGCTGACCTTTCTTGTTGATACATCACCCTTGCCTGTATCAAGACTAACTATCTCAAAACCAAGTTCAGAAAGATAGGTCAGCATTTCTTTATGTTCTCTATGGTCAACCCGTCTATGTCGAGAAAATAACTCATTCAAAATCATCTGATTGACAAGTGGAAAAATCTCATCTGAACTTGGAGAAATTGACAATGATTGCGTGTTGACTTCAACAAGTTCCACAGTTAGGAATCGAGAGAATCCCAGCAGTTGACCAAGTGAAGCAGAATCGAGAAAATCAATTAGTTCAGAACGGTCATCAAGTAATCTTCCATATCTTGTCTTACGTTGATTTGATATCATCCCGTTTCGACCATTTGCGTTTAATCTGACGGGGTTGATAATCCATGCCCCCCATATCCTTGAATCGGGGGCAAATATCGCCTACACAGCATCCATTTGCTTTGAGCGTAGTGCAGTTTGGGAAGATGTAATATTTGGGGTCATCGAAGATAGTTGACATTTGATACAGCCGATGTTCAGTATTGTGTAAATCTACATATCCAATTTCAGTTCCTAACTGCATCCATATCTTTTCAAAATCATGCAAACCCATTCCTAATATTTTAGCAAACAAAGCAGAATAAACTCTCGGCTTATGTGGTGGATTTCTTCTCTTTAATTCATTGACAACTCCCATACATCTTCTATCTAAGGATGCAAGAAATCGAGATGCTTCCGCATCGGTTTGAGCAATGTTGAAGTCAACATTTACAACGGGTCGAAGTAATGATTCAGGAGAATGTAATTTTACTCCGAGTTCCTTTACAAAATCAATCAGTTTTAATTTCCTTCCATTGATTTTAGGCAACTCATATTTTGGCCGATAAGACATCTTTTCAATGTCCTCATGTGATAGTGTATCGAGAAGTTCCACATCAACAGGCATTGCGTGTCGGCCACTACTATTTCCATGTCTATCTATGTGCTTAGAAAAAGGAAATCTGCACAGTCTTTTGGGGTCGCCTGTTGTCTGCTCATCAAGTGTATTCAGACCTATCGTTTTACGCAAATGGTCTTGCGTCTGATGCACGATTTGCTTCAATGCTTCACCACTACCATCCTTGAAGTCAAATTTGAATCTAGTAGCCTCATGGACTATGAATAAATGATATCCTTTACTACCACTATATTGAACCCAATGAGCCACATTCATTTCTCTCAAAAACGCAGATAATCTTTGAGCATCAGCAAATGCATTTTCAGGTTTTGTTGAATGGTCAAAGTCGAAGAAAGTTAGTTCGTAAACAATTGTTTTTGGAGATTGTTTATTTCCAACTTCATATTGTAAATTATCATATCCACCTGTGCTTATGAAACAAGATTTATTTCCATTCCATTTTGAGTAAGACCGATAGATATCTTCCGTAGCAAAGACAAAGTTTTGACGTGGATTTCCTATGGCTCTTGGATAATGTTTGAATCCAAAATGATTAGCCATTTCATCAATGTTGTCAACATCGAATAAACTCATCTCAATCACTCTTCATTCAGTATATTTTTTAGATTATCCGAAGCATCTTGAATGTGAGATTTAACTCTTGCTTTGTAAGCCATCTGAACTTGTTCATCGGTGATTCCAGCATGAGCCAAAAGTAGGTCAACTGAGACAATTAGTTTCAAGGATATTTTGTCATCTTCTGTCATACCTAACATCTCTTCTGCTAATTGTAAATCGAATCGGTTTTTGTTTGGGTCGAACATACTCACACATCCCTCATTGTCTCAGCAACAATCAATGTTGTATCACCACATTCTACAACAATAAATGGAATATCTTTGTGTTTGTGAATAATGAAAGTATTTCCATCACATCGAGATAGTATTCCAGCAAGTATTTCTGACAAACTAATCTCGACTTTTTCTCCTTCAACTTCTGCATCTATAACGGAATAAGATTGATTATTTTTAGCACCCCAATGACCTGATGCACAGGTTGATTTTTTGTTGTCAAAAGTAAATACAATGTAAGGTGCTTTGGCTACTTTCATATCAACCAAACCTTGAGATAATGAATCTCTTGAAATCGTTATTCTTGTAGTGCAAACTTCATTGTCTTTTTGAGGAATCTTGACCCATCCTTTCTTGTCTTTTGGCATCAACCATCTATCAGGAACTATTGCACAGTCATCTTCATCTGCTGCATGATATACAGTTCGAGAACCGTTTTTATTTTTGATGACAATTGGCTTGTTCGCTTCTGTTGAAATTTGTATTATTTCATTACCAAATTTTGCAGATAATAAATCAGAAAACGAATCGGGAGAAATGAGTAAAACACACGGCTCTTTTACTTTCAAATCATCTACCTTAGAATTGGTTAATAGAAGATTCATAGTGTTAGATATGTCGTGAGTCCATATACTAATTCCATCGTTTGTTAGAAGCATCCTCACAGGGCTGGCTGGCTTATCCATAACTATTCTTTTCAACGTCTTTGAAAGTGATGATGCTGATACTCTTATTGTTGCATTTCTTGATACATGACTGTTGGGTGTTATCATAATTTTTCATTGGTTAGCCCACCGATATAAATGAAGTCATTTTGTGAATTCATAGTTTTTCGGCTTGAATCAATTCAGATGTTGGCTTCAACATGGAATGTTTGAAAAAAACTGAGGAAAAAATCGAGAAATTTATTTTTCATCGTAAGCATCTTCATGTGCTAACCAAGTTTTCTGAGGATATTTTGTTCTTCCATCAAGACCTGCAACTCTCGATTCACCAGCACAAAAAAACAGATGTGGTTTTTTGGCTAGATGATTTGTCAATCTGTGAATCTCAAATGGTTGATTTTTCAACTGAACTATTTCTCCTGTTGTCAACGGATTTCCATCAGGATAAATCGCACCAGCAGCAATCAAAGCCTTCCATAATCTTTTGACATTTCGGCCATCGGTTTTACCCATTCTACCGAACTTACGAGTACCATATTTTGACGAAGGAACTTCCCTTGAAATTGGGTCTTTTTGTTCATCGTTAGAGTTCGTCATTCGCCTTTCGTCTTACATTCAATGTGCGGTAGGGTTTAGTAATAGCGGAACTCTTTACTTCTTCGGCTACATTATCGGGTAATATAGGCAATATTCGTTCAACAGCAGTCTTAGATAAAGTTGAGATTTGACCATAGGCTGTTGCACCTACTATTCTTTGAACTTCTGATGGAATATATTCTGTTCTTTTTCTATCATCATATGTAACCTTCCACTCCTTAGTTTCTACTGCTTCTCCACCTGAAACCATGTCAAACCATTCTTGTTTTATTGTATCTTCTATTTGCTTTCTTTTCTTAGTCAAAATTGCCTGTGCTGCTTTGACTGATGCAAGAGTTGTAAGCATTTCATTTTGGTCAAGAATAGTTGGGTCATCAGGCACTACCAAATCCCATGAACCATTCATTATCAAATCCTGTGCTGTCGGACATATATCTACAAACGGACACCACTTACATCCTTCACCTATTGTTGGTACAGGGTCAGTTACAGATTGAATCCATTCATACTTACCTTTCAACCATGATTTGAATGAGTCTATTTTTTCATCTGACCATATGGTTGTTACAGTTCCATATCGTAACAAATCAAAAGTAAAAATGATATCTCTATCAGGCCATATTTCACTTGCTACTGCAAGATACATTCCAGCCTGAACATTTGAATCTGCTTCTTCTTGTTTGATTGGTTTTCTTTGCGATTTGTAATCGAGCAATTCTATTGTTCCATCAGGGTGTTCTAACACCAAATCTATGAAACCGAAAATGGGTGTTCCATTGGATAGTTTGTATGGTGCTTTGTGTGAGCCAAATGCTTGTTCGACTGCAAGAACTTTTACCTTATTTCCACCCCTTTCTACGAACCATCTTTTAATCATATTTTTTCCATCTTCATACATATCGAAATTTACTTCATTCTTAGAAGATTCTTCGTCATACAATTCTAGCAATTTTTTCAACAATGGCCTTCTTACTTTTCCTGTTTCGGGGTTCGGCCTTCTCCATTCTTCCAAAGCATTGTGAATGTTATTTCCTAACTTCGCTGCTTGCATATTATCTCGATGTTCATTCTTCCATCTGATAGTTCTATCATCAGCAGTATCAGGGTCGTATTTTTTCCCATAAGAAAACATACAATCCTGAGCAAGTTTTAGTCTTGATGCGGATAAGTACGGAACTTTCATTTCAATGCCTCAGTTTGTCTCTATTTGATAATTATTGACTGTTATCTTCAACAGCCTTCCAAAACTTTTCTTGATTCGGATTCATCAGTTGGAATGGAGTGCAAACTCTACTCTTTCTAACAATGGAAATGTGTCTAGTTTTGATTTCTTTTCCTTTGGCTCTTTGTTGTTGATGAAACTCAATAATCCAATCGAAGATAGGGTCAGTCATTTCTGCTCTACCTGCTGCTGTAACAACTCTCTTTTCGTTGGCTGTTCCATACCCCTCAGTATATTCTCTAAGAAGCACAGTTGATAGGAAGTGAAACTGAAACATTTCTGCTGCAATTTTAAGCCTTTCATATGGTGTAAAGAATAATCTGTTAATGACTTTGTATGAGTGCATTTGACCTTCCTTGAAAGCAGGTAAAGTTTTCTTGCCTTCTGCTATCGCTTGGGTTTGTCTTTCTAGCATCAAATCTGCTTCACTTTTACCATGAACTTCTTGAGAATAAAAATCTCTACATCCAACATAAAATGCAGATTCGTTTTCAAAAATTAATACTCGACATCCATCAGGATATTTTTCCTGATGTTGCCTGTGTAAATCAATAAATGCAAGTGAAATTTCATTGACATCTGTTGGTGTTCTACAAACCTTTCTCAGAAGTCTTGGTCGAAGTTCTTTTGGCAAGATATCTTCTCTTTTCACCAAAGCAGATTGACCTTCTAAATCACAATCAATAATCGTACATAAACACTCTTCGGGTTTCAGTCCTTTCGATTGATGTGCGAAGAAAGAAATTGCGAAATGAGATTTACCACCACCAGCAAATCCTTGCAGTTTTATGTGCCTTAGTTGGGGTCTATTTGCCATATCTGAACCTGTGTCGCATGACTCAATCAAATCTGCATATTTCGCAACTTTCTTTTTCGCCACTTCAATCACCAATCTTCCCAATCATCGTCATCGTCATCGGATTCTGCTGGACTTGGATTTTCATTAGATTCCGTGTTGACTTCAACAGTCGCTTCTTCTTCTGTTTCAGATTCGGTTTCTTCCACAACTTCTTCCACAACTTCTTCCACAACTTCTTCCACAACTTCTTCCACAACTTCTTCTTCATCATCTTCATCATCACCGATTGTTTTGATGTCTGAATTATTGAAGTAATCAGCAGCATCATCATCATCATCATCTGAACCAACAGAAGTTTCAGGAACAGGGGGTGCAACTGTGATAATACCAATTGCAGTTTCTACATTTGCAGATAGTCCATATTCACCATTATCTTTCGTAGTTAGGAGTGCTAAAATGCGACTGTATTTTCCAAATCTTGAAGCAATAGATGTTGATGTTATGCAATTCAAAAGTAAGTTTTCACCACTTTCAATTGCTTCCATAGTCATAGTAGAATCATCCTTCAAAAGCATCTTGCCAAATTGACTTCCAGCCCTACTATTCTGAACACCTGCATATGATACAGTTGCTTCAACTAAACGATAATCAGTTGGGCTTCTGCTAATGTCATCATCTAAGTCAGAAATTGGTGTAATATCGAACATTGATTTTAGCAATTCACTTCTATCAGAATGGTCATAATTTTCTGATTTGAAAGAAGTAATTCCTGAAAGAGTTCTAAGGTCAAGAACTTCCGCATCAAGATTCCTACAAGATACACTTAGAGAGTAAGTTCCACCTGCTTCAACATCGTCTGCTATTGCAGTTTCGGCATCCCATAAACTCATTCTGAAAAGTGCTGAATCCATAACGCTTCCATCTGTATCTTCGATAACTGCTTGACCTATCATAAAACAGGCAGGTCGAGGATTGCCTTTATTGATTCCAACTGTCCTATGTGCAACTTCAAAAACATCAACGTGTGCTGTGTATCTTTTCTGTCTTAGAATGCTGGTTAAATCTATCAGAACTGCATCTGTAACGAATGACTGTGCTATCTCACTTTTCATTCCACCTAGAGCGTCTATTTGCGGTTTGTTTGTTGGGTCTTTAGCAAAGTTTGCGAACAGTTGAATTACTGTGGAATCATCAGTAAAGATTCCTTTTGAAATCCCACTATCTATGAATGGGCGTAATCTCTTTTCAGCATACTTTGGCAATTTACTTGGGGTCTTTTTAGGCGACATAAAACCTATCCGTTTCTCCCACCCTTATGAATGATTAGTGGGATTTAAATCATCATCTGAAAAATGATTTTCCATGAGAGCATCCCATACATCGTTATCGTCAGCATTAACATGAACTTTGGATGCTTCTCTAACTTTTTCTTTTATGACTCGATGTTTCTCTAAATCTTGAGTTGCATCTGATTCTAGTTCATCATCTAACCAAGATTTTCCTGAAAACAAAATGTCCTTCTGTTCACTATCTCCAATGATTGTTGACATCAACGTGTCTTTATTGATTGGTCGAAAATATGTCGGCAAGAAAAGACTTCTCCAAACCTTAGATTCTTTTTTGTTTTGACAACCCAAATCTTTCAATATTACACCTTCTCCTTTGTCTAACTTTCTTACAGAATTTGGAACTTCTGATTTGTTAATTATACTTCGATATTCTGAGATGATATCCATCAAACTGTTTCGGATTCCTTCTACAAATAATGGAGTCAAAGAATAATTATCCATGAGTCCTTTTCTTGTCTTAACAATCTTGTAAGTTTTCTTTTTTCCGCCTCTTCCACCGCCTCTTCTAAGAACTTCTATTAGACCTGAATCTTCAAGAGTTGGAAGGTGTTTTTCTACCAAAGCATTCTTTGAAAGAGAGAAGGCATGGATGTGTAACCATTGTAGTATATTATCAATCGTTAAAGCCCTATTAGACTCATCCATTTTAATCATCTGAGTAAAGGTAGCCCAAGAGTCATCGGGTACACCTGAAAGGCTTGCTCTAAGAACCAAATCTGCTAACACCAAACCTATGATATTATCTTCAATAGATGCAAGTAAAAATTCTTCTCCATTTGAATTCGTGTAAATAGGTCTTTGCTTCTGATGTAGTAATGTAATCGAGTCAATAATTGATAGGACTTTTCCTATATCTCTTTGATGTTGAGCCGACCTTGATGGGAAGAAATCTGCCATCTGAGGGGCGAAGATATTTCTAACTCTATATTTGCCTAGCGAAAGCATGGATGCTTGCATTAAAGTAAGGTCTTTGTGAACCCGAAATAAGTCAGGATTTGCTTTAGCCAAAAGAGAGTTTTTCACAACATCAGCAACCTTGCCAGCAGTAGTATCAGGAGTCATCAAAAGAGTTCTTGTTATCTGCTCTTGTTCTGTTGGATTTCTTGTAGTCAAAGTAATGAATGAGGGTTGACCACGAATGATGAAATCTCTTGTTTCTATTTCTCCTGTCAAGTCATTCTTGATTGGTGTTTTCCAAACCAATTCATCATCATCACCTGACATCAAAGGTTTCATTTTTTTGACAAAAGAATATGACTCATCTTTCTCCAAAATTATGATGCATTTGTTATCAACGTGAATGATGAAATTTCCTTCATCATCAATCTCATCATAATCATATTTCAAAGCCTCTCTACTTGCACCTGCAAGAACCATACACATTGATTTTGGAACACCATTTCTTGCAGTCAAAACCATGTATGTTTTTCCAGCAGCAGAAGTTGCTACCATTTCCAAGTTCAATGGGTTGTCTGTTTTACATGACATAATAACTAGAAAAGTCAACAATAAATTTGTATCATCACCAATGAAAGGCGTGTCTCTTGATTCGTGTAATATTTTGTTGATTTTATCCAACAACAATTCGTCAGCAAGAAACTTTTCCATCGTGTTGGCATCAACAACTCCTAATGTAGAATCTTGACCAAGATATTTGTCAATTTCAGGAATCTTCACAACTTCGGGTGCTGGTGTATATTTAGCATCTCTAATGATAACTCCAACTTCCAATAATGTATCTTTGAAAAGTTGCTTCTGACCTTCTGCAATACCAGCAGCAGAAACGAACCGATTTATACTGTGTTGAGATAGAAGATTTAGTTTTCCTTTTGGCTTCCCATCTATGTCTGTTGAGAAGTCAATTCTCCCTTTCTTAGATGACAAAAATGTGAGAACAACTTCATGTTCACCAATCATAACTGTAAACTTACTTGCACTTTCTGATGACTGTAAAACTTCTATCTGATTTTCTTCCATATTATCCACCTGTTTATCCCACCCTTTTCAATCCTCGATATGAAGCCATACTGTTTCTTTTGGTGGAGAACCAATCAAAGTCCAATAAACTCCACAACCTTTGTCTCCACATATGACTACAATATTGGGAAATTGATTCAACGGAGATAGTAGTAATGCATCCATTTCTGCTTCTCTCTCACAATCAGGATTTAGACATTTTTCGATGATGCTTACACCATACACATCTGCTATTCTTGAGGGAGAACCTAAGTTCCTATTATCAGGCGTTAGAACCTGCTTAGGAATTGGTTTACCATCTAAAAATCTCATGCCAATCTCTTCCTAATTTTTTCAATAATTTCCATCTGTTTCGATGTCATTTCTCGATTCAACATTGCCTTGATTATTATTGATTTTACAAAATCATTTTCCCATCCATTTAATCTTGTTTTATCCCACCCCTGTATCTCTTCTGATAGTGGTGTTGATGGGAGATTTTCATCCCCCGTTTCTAAAGCATATCTAATTACTATTTCTTGGTAAAATCTCTTGTAACCCGAATCCAATCTTTTGACTCCTTGATTTTTAATTCTTTGAGCAACTCTAACGGACATTGTTTGTTCCCATGAACTTAGATTATCGAGAGACTTAACCATCATCTGAAACTTCCTAGTTTGCTCATGCCATTCTTGTCTTTTATTAGCAATTTCTTGAGCCATTTTTCTTCTTCTTTCTTGTCGTTCTTCTACAAGTTTTCTTATCTTATCTTGGTGTTCATTTTCTTGTTGACAATACTCTTGATATTCTTCTTCTGCATCAATCATAAATGATTCCCATTGTCTGCTTAATTTAGGACTTGGATAACCATGAGACATTAATCTCTTGACCATGTTTCTATGAATAGATTTCCATAGTTTTTTTCTTGGTTGAGATAGAAATCTATTGTTCGTCATCATCTGTTCATATCTTTTCAAGTCAGACATTGCAGATGGATATTTTTGAGTGAAAGTAGTTCGGTTAAATTTATGTTTGGCTTCTTTCATATTTTTCTTGAGATATTCCTTTTTTTCTTCACCATCTAAAACTCGATTATCAACTGTGATTTCTACATATCTATATGCACATACATTTCCAACAATGATTTCTCTATCTGCATCCTCATCTCGTAAAACACAATTCTCAACTATCGGTCTTTTTCCACATAACGAACATGACTCTCTATGACCATAGATTGACTTGGTATATTTCCAATCTTTTTTGAAATCGTTGTATGGTCGAATTGTTCCATTATCAGCAACAATTCTTGAGACTTTAGCAAGACTTTTGATTTGTCTTTTTTCAAGGCCATCAGCACCTTCTGCTAGTGCAGAATACAATTCATCAGGCATATCCCCCTTCGCCTGTTTACGAATCCATCTACGGGCTTGCCTTACAATTATCGCATCTTCGACCATGAACAATCAGGATTAGCCCACCATTATGAAAGAATCACATGGCTGGCGTGGATAGAAAATACAATTTTGATATCAAAAACCATTGATATTGCCTAAACATTGATAAGGGGAATGCCCCCCTTGCTCATTACATGAGCAAGACGCAAGAGACACAAACATCATGGGAATCCGTTTTAGTGGATGGATATAAAATGCCTATCATTTTCTATAATCCTGAGAATATGTCAGCACCTTACACAACAAAGAATGTTGCAGAAAGTGTGTTTCAAACATTAACAACAGAAGGTGTTAGTAAAATCGCATTGAACAAGTTCAGAATATCAATTGTATGTGCAAGTAAAACTACATATGACGAATGGGGTGTAGGCAAAGAAGCATTTGTTCAATTGGATGATACAGATGCAAATGATTTTGCTACGGCTGTAAGTGTTCACGTTTATTTCGATGGCTCAGTTAAATCAATTGTAGCCCTAGCACATGAGTTAGTTCACGTTGCTCAATATGCTTCTAGGAGATTGAAGTGTGTGTGGAACTTCAACAAAGCAGATTGGGTTTACTCATTCAAATTATCTGAAACTAATCAAATCCAAAAAGGAACACATTCTGCAATCGCATACAATGAAAGAGTTTGGGAATGGGAAGCATTCGCAAAGCAAACATACATTGCTTCTGACATTTACACAGCAATCACAGGATATGGTCTTAGCGGCCACGAATCAAGAAACAGTTCTAACGCTTCTAGGAGAATAACTTCTCTCAGAATAGCGGCTGAATGGGGATGGAATGACCTGCCTTTGAAAATAGTTTGTGCAGTTGGAGATGCAAGAGTTTGCCGAGCATAAACGTGTTGAGGCCAACATCAAAGTTTTACTGAATATGTCGCTTCAACCAATTCGGTGTTTCACCGATTGAACCCCGAAACCAATGTGGTAAAAGTCGAGCATTCATTCTAGCAAATCTAGCCCATGAACCATCCAAGATAAACAAGTCTCCTTTGTCAGTTGGACTTCTGATTATTCGGCCAGCACCTTGCACTAATTTTAGACCTGTTTGGAGTTGATACCAAGCCTTGCATGGGGCAGGGCAATTGAATGACCCACACATACCGTTAGAATACTTTGTAGGCGGCTCATAAGGGCAATCAAGAGTACCTTCGTACTTACTCCGCCAAGCGTGTTCATCTTCCTGTAAACGCTGCTCTATTACGGCATCTCCTTTGATTGGTAAATATGGAACTTTACAGATGACCAACCATTCTGCTAACTTGCCTTTGAAATCGAATCCTTGACCAACATATGTGCTAATCAAAACTAGACTTTTATCTTCGCTAGAAAAGAAATGTTTCAGGGCAACATCTCTTGCTCTTGGATTAGAATCATGTGTAACAATTCTATCACCATATCCGAGTTCTTTCAAACCATTCACAATCGCATTTCTGATGAAATGACTATGTGGTAAAACAACCCCTCTTCTCTCAGGATATTTTTCCATAATTGCAGCAATTGCTTTGACCTGTTTCAGAACAGATTTGTCTCTCTTTGAATATGACATTGAACCACATGGGGCATAATGTATTTTGAAGTTCTCAGGGGGGAATGGAGACTTGGTAATATTGACATAAAGATTCTTTTGATTTTCTAATCCAAGACCTGAAAGAAAAGTATCAACATCGAGAATTGTTGCTGAAAGAAAGATTCGTTTTTTGGAGACACGTTCTAGCATTTCTGATGCTAACCTGTTGACACGAACAGGTCTTATTTTCAGATACCTTCCGTTCCGGTCAGATTCATTTTCGACAACAACTCGATTTGGTTCTTTCAGTAGTTCAAGAAGTGTCGTAGTTTTACCCAATAATTTTCGATATCTTTCTGTTGCTTTCTCATCTTCATTCTGTTCAGATATTTCTATTCCAACCTGTGCCGCTTTGTGTAATTCTGTAATCGCTGGAATCCAATCTGCCGCATGATAATGCATTGGAAAATTAGTTGTTGAGCCATGAGCCAACGCCCAATCTCCAAGAGTAATTCTTGTTTCAAATAATCCTAGAAGAAATGATTCCATATCATGTGCTTCATCAACAATTGTAAATTCTCTTTGACCAAAGTTTTTGTCTCCTTGAATCAATCTGAAAAGATATGCTGGATTCGATAAAACTAATCTTGAATTTGCAGCCTCAAATTTCTGTTCATAATACGGACATGGGTCATCCTCTTTTGTATGAGGACATGAACGCTTTGCACCATAACAAGGTGCTGATTCTGCTGTACCTTCTCTAACCCAACAAGGAAAATTATTTCTCCCTTTTATTTCTTTCAAAGATGAACCATAATCTCTCTTGTATTGTTCAGTCAAACCAAGACTTGGTGCGAGTAGATATGCAGATTGAAACCACTTCTGTAAAGTCATAGCAATTGCTGACTTCCCAATACCTGTTGGTGCTTGAACAATTATGTTATCAAAATCATCATTATCCAAAGCCCATTTGATTACAGATAATGCTTCGGCCTGATATGTTCTTGGAGAAGGCATTGGAAAGTCAGGTTGAATATCTTCCCAAAGGTCAGGAAGTCTGTTTTTTGAGGGGATGTTGATTTTGACTACGGCCATGACAACTGATTTTACCCCCACCGATATGAATGCAAGCATTCTAAGGGCTTCTTTTCGTCAACAGGTCAAATCATACCACCCGAAAAAAAGACGGGCTTAAAACACCACTATTTTGATATTCGTAATAGTCAGATTTGTAATCAAATACTTTGACCTGCTGCAAATCTGATAGATGTAATGAAATCAGGGGCTTGTCGGCCAACTGTCAAAGTCATATCACAACCATCCGTAGTCATGTTCCAAGTAACATCGAAAACCATATGTTTTCCAGCAAGCCCACCTTCAACAGATTTGAACTCAATAATATCACCTGCAATAATATCCAATCTGTTTGGGATTGCTTCTACAATCCATCTTGATTTATCCACTCCCTGTTGATTCAAAATTTGACGTGCAAATAATCTTGCAGAAACTTCGTCAGAAATCATACTTTCTTCAAACAATCTTTGTATCGGTGATGCTGGCAAAATTGCTGGTTCAGTTACTAGAATATCTAAATCACTATTTTGAACTGAAACAACATTAATCAAATCAGAATCATCTTCTTCTCTAATTATTGAAGTTGGTATGATATCCAAAGGTGCAGTAGTTCTTGGTAATCTTCCAGCGATATATGGCGTGTAATTTGTATCATCAAGCGAAGGTAGCCTGTTGAACTCAACACGTCTTTCTGAGAGACTTGAAGATAATCTGAACAGATTTGGAGTTGCATTAATCAAAGATAGAACGGATTGCATTCCCGATAATCTTGTCTTACCTTTTAGATTCAAATTACTTGGAATTATTATTCTTGTTTCACCTAACATTTTTTCAAGACTTGTTAGTAGATTGTATGAACTCCCTGAAACAATTTCTTTCAGAACAGAAGCACCATCTGAACGTGTTGATATTGATAATGGATTAGATAATATAATTTCATTTGACAATAAACCCAATGTATCGTAAACAAGAACTGAATATGTAGAATTTGAAGTTTCTATATCTGAGACAATTCCACAAAATACAAACGGTTTTGTAACGCTTCCTGAAATCCATTTATTCGGTGTTGCTTTGACTGTAACTCTATCGCCTCTTGAAATTGTAAATGCTCTTTTTCCTTTTACATTTGATAGAACAATTTGACATTCGGATGGGGCATTCAATCGGTGTTTGACTTTGATACTGATTACACCCGTTATAGTTACGTTTTCCCACGCTTCTGACGTTGGGTTGTAATGTTCCACTATCAAGTCAAAGAAGTCGCTCATATTGGCTCTATCGGGCAAACGTGGTTCAATAGAATATCTATCGAATTTCAAAATAAAAAAAAGGGAGTCGCCCGAAGGCGACCCCCGATTTTGTTAGGTATCTATTTCAGTATAGTATATCGTCAGTTCCGTAAGCCCTGTTCCAAAATTGAACTTTAACAACAATTTCATCTCGGCTTGTGTCAACTCCGATTATTGAAACATTCAAGTTTCTATCATCAGCCAACACAGGTACAGATTTGAAATCATTGTCAAATAGTAAATCAATATTCAAGCGTAGAGCATAGGGGCTGATTATAGAAGTGTAGATATCACCGGATGGGTTTTCTCCATCGAATGTTGGGTTATCCCAACCACCTTTGAAAGCATTGCATACAAAGTATTCACGGTCATTGGATTTTACACCAACAAAACCATCTTTGTAAGAATCTCTCAAAACTACATATCCAACTCCAAGATTTCTGACAATTGAATCATAATTATCAGTATTCATTAGGGTATTTTCGTCATCCATTTCATTCCATAGCCATGTCATTTTTTTCATCTCCTTTTTTATTTCCTTCATTCATTTATTCAATACTCAAAAGTTACTTGTTCTCCATTGTACCAATAGTTTCCATTTGCATCTTCATAGCATCCATTTATTCCTGTTGTTGTCATATTTTTCATCTCCGTTGCGTGTTTTCGCAATGTGTCCGAAGGGGTTTCCCTTTATCAATATTCTCTATCTGACTATTCTTACAGAATATCAGGCAAACTTATCTGAAAATGTTTTGACATTACTTACAGCAGCAATAATTGATTCACGAAATATTTTACTGAAATCTCTCTTATCACTTTCATCATATCGAAGAATTACGTTTGGGGCTGATGTTGAATATCCTTCTTCTTCTGTTATTTCTTTCAATGTTTGGTTTTGTTGAGACGATGCGTTAAGTAATTCTGCGAATGCTGCATTTCCTATATCTTCAACAGAAGGTATTGGTAAATCACCCAATGTTTTCCCCGCTTCTGCAAGTTTATCAGCAGTAATTTGTAAGGTATATTGAATGTGATATTTCATCACATCTAATTTTATTTTGTCATACATATCATCGTCTATCCGGTCTATTCCCATGATACTACCTTTTTTCTCCCACCGTTATCAATGAACCGTTTTATCAAGATGCTATTTGGAAGGTTGCTGTGTATGGTGTTTCTCCATGCCTACCACCTTCTCTTTCATAATCGAAATCAATCATTCTTCCTGTGAATCTTTGTACCGAAGATTGACCAGCCCAATTCGTAGTTTCCCATTCAATGAACAACAATGTTCCGTCAGAAATATATGTCTCCATCTGCAAGATATCAGTTGTTGCTGTTGCCTTCAAGAATGAACCTGTTAGAGTAAATCTTTCATCTCTAGTACCCATATCTGTAACATCAGGATATTCAGAATCCAAAACAGAAACAGCAGTTATATTTGCACTTCTCTTTGCAGTAAAACCACTTGGTCTTGTGTTCAAATTAGCAAACAAATCTATTGCTGTATTTGCTGGTAAAACTTTGACAACAACAGTTGATGTTGATGAAGTATTTACAGGGCTTTGATTATCTTTGACTTGAAGTGTTGCTGCATATTCACCAGCAGCAGAATAAGTAACTTGTAATGATGAACCTGATTGAGATACATCACTTGCACCGCTTACACCACTATTGAAAACATATGATGCAATATTGATTCCTGATGTTGTAGAAACTAAGTATGAACTTGATGCATCAAGTGTTATTGTTTGACCTGCATAAATTAGTGCTGGACTTGCTCTAAGAACTGCAACAGGAAGTCCTTCTGCAATCACTACTGAAATAGCCGTAGAAGCATCACTAATGTTTCCTTTATCGTCTTTGACATATGCTACTGCTGACTTTGTTCCCGCACCCGTATATACATGAGAAACATCGTAAGTTGTTGATGTCAAAGTTTGGTCTGCAACATCTATCCATCCACTTTCAGAACCATCTCCAAAATCTATTTTTACAGATGATATTGTTCTATCTGAATCAGTAGTTGCAGCACCAATTCTGAAAGAAACAATATTTCCTATTTTTGTATTGATTGGTGGAGTTACATCTCCATTGAATGTGTTACCTGTGCAAGTCAAAGTTGCATCGGGTTTGATATCATAATTGATTGACCAATTTCTGACAATCGGAATTTTATTCCAATCAATTGGATGATATTCAGTTTGAGTATTATCAGGAATGTAAAAATTGAATCTGATTACGAAACCATTAGTCAATGCTGTTGCTGGAAGGTTTGACAAATCCAAAGTTCCGAACCCACCTAAGATGTTGAGGTCAACATTATCATATCCTGAAATCACAGTCGAAGCCTCAATCTCAATTCCATTTTGTGTTGATGTTGGTGGCTCAAGCAAAGTTGCTGTGATATTCATCCCTTTACTCGTATCTACATTGTTGACTTCAACATCTAAAGAATTGTATCTTGCCACGTTTGTGATTTGTTGTTTCATCGAATCAACTGTAAATGGTAGCATTGGTTTTGTTGGAATCTGACGAAGAATGATTTCGTCAATTTGTAAATCTGCTTGACTGACGTTCAAATTGGGTCTTGTTGGTGCTACTAATTGACCTGCATTATTATTAACAGCAATAGGGGTTAATACAGGATTCATCAATCCCATAGAATCTCCAATTTTTATTGTCATTCCCCATACTGCATTTGCTGAATTAGTATCTGTTCCAACTGTTGTTCCATCAAGGATGTAAGTCATTCCAGCCTCAGTAAAAACTGTCCTGATTGTGTGCATTCCTTCTGACATGGTTCTAGGTGTTCCGTAGCCGTAAAGATTTCCTAAACTTCCCCAACCATTATTACCACCAATTGCTGTTCCTTTAGCACCACTTGGTCGTATTGCTGGGTTTGCTGATGGGTCAGTTGGAAATAGATTTTCATCACTACTAATCCACTTATTTGTGAACCATTCTGTATCTGTTCCCCAAGCCCAAATTGTCGGCCTATTCACAGCATAAGATGAATTACTATCTGCTTGACCAAACAGATTAACTTTGGTTGCTATCGGATGAGTTTGAATACCCAATCCATCCCATATTGAATAGAAGCCATGACCTTGAAGGAAATTGTTTGTTCCACCGTGAGTTAGCATCGAATGTCGGCCTGTTTTTCCAAACGTAACTCCATTGTCAAACTCAATCAAAAGAAGCCTATCTTTTTGAATCGGAATAAAAGCCTTCATTTCCATGTCTAACCATATTGGAGAACAACCCATTTCTGATAGTCCAATCTTTGTTGATTCTGCACCCGATGCTAGTGTATTAGTTCCAGCAGAAACGCCCCAACCATTTAGACCAGCATCAGCGTATAATGAAGGAGAATAACCTGCTCTTGTTCCAACTCTCTCATGTGCTGGGAATGGTCTATTTCTTCCATAAGCCCAACCGTCAGGTTTTGTTACATCCCAACCATGCCTTCCCGTCAATCCATCTATGAAAGACCAAAAGGGTATATTGACACCCCTGAACCCCCATCGAGATGTAGGCAGACCATCAAGTGTAGAAGCAGTATCAGTCCAATCCCAATCTTTTGTGTAGGTAGTCGGAGTTGTTGCTGTCGAAGAATAATATACTGATGCTAAATCCCATCCTATCGGTGGTGGTATTCTTAGAACTCCACCACCCACACTTGAAGTAGTTGGAGAAGCAAGAAAAATAGAATCTCCTTCATCTCTAATTGATATACTTCTTGGAGTTTGAGTTGAGCCTAAAACATATACTCCATCAGCATTTTTTTGTTGGGGAGAAAATTGAGTTGGCCTACTTGGATATGTTGAATCTGTTGAACCACCTTTGGGGCAATTTGAGTCGGGCTGAGACATACCAATCGGCCACATTCCTGTCTGTGGAATGCGTGTTGTTTTCTGCCAAGATTCATCGAAGCCATAGAGATTTGCTGGTGTGGTTTGTGAACCATTAGGAAGTTCAGCACCATGTAATCTTCCTTGACAGACATAGCCCGTTGTTTCATATGTGGATTTTCCTGAACCACCGAATACACCCAAACCAATTCTAACGTCAATCATTTGATATGTTTTAGTTCCTGAAACACCATCTATTGTTCCTGTTGTAACTTGTGAAATCCTATCCATAATCCACCAGCCATTATGGTCAATGTCATTTCCATTGTTTGTTGACGAATCATCCCCTGTCGCAGTATCTACTTCTGCATTCCATCTTGCATTGCTAGTATTCGCTGTGCCTAATGTTCCACCTAACCCTGAGATGTAAATAGGCATTCCATGACCGCCTCTAAAATTACTTGTTACTGATGCTGCTGTAATGTAGATTCTGAGGATTCCAGCAGATGTTTTTTGAACAGCAAATATTTCTGCTCTTTTGGGATTTGGTCTGACCAAATATTGTCTTGGCTGAATTAATTTATCAGTTACAGCACCACCACCTGTTAGTGGTTGGTCATCTTCAATTAATGGAAACATAACGTGTTCCATTTCATTAGAAGAAATATCGAAATTATTTCCCTGTGATGCTGGTGAAACAATCCCTTGAACAAAGTCGAACATTGGATAAATCTGAGCATCACAATCATCTGCTACGGGTTGAGAATTACCATAACCATTTTTCCCATCCCAAACAGCGTAAAGTGTTTGAGAATTAACACCACCAATTGTTCTATCTGCATCATAGATATATGGGATTATAGTGCCACCATCATTTAGTGTGTAAGTTCCATCTTTTAGAAAACAAGCAAGAGCCATTCTCATTCTATATTTTGGATTCAAAGCAGCAGCAGAATCAGGAGAAGTATCTGCATTTGCATATCCAACTTGTTCATAATAATTACCACCGCCTGAGTTTGCATGAATCGTATGATTAATACCATCTGCTGAAACAGTTGCTTGTCGTTGCATAGACCAAGCACCAATAGCACCCGTTTTGTGGTCGCCTGAATATCCAACTTCTTTGTATCTGATTCCAGCAGTATTTGGGTCAGAATTATATCTTGTTATTGTGTTTGCTTTGTAACCTGTAAACCCTGAAACACCATCCCTTCTTGGATATGAAAAACCAACTTCTGCATTTGCTATTCTTTTGTCAAATTGATTATTATCTAACATCATAGGCATGAAAACCGTTGCTCTAACTTTGTGTTGATTTCCATACAATGCTGATGCTTTATTTAGACCACTAGAACTCAATCTTGGGTCAGCATTCATCAAAGGATTTGCTGATGCACTTGCTACCGTTCTTCCCGTCAAACCATGTGGCAAGAATGCTGGTTTTGTTGCATCTTTACTTGTTGCCCCAATATGTCTGTAAGTGTCTAACATTTCAGCAAACTCTTGAACGGTCATAAACACCATAGTTGGGCTTGAAGATAATCCCGAAGAATGAGATGCACCTGCATTCTCAATAACTAGCCCACTTGAATATCCGTAAATGCCATCTGTTGATGCAGAAGGAGATGTTGGGGCTATCAGCATAAAGTTGTAAGAAGTTCCATTGTAGTTGACTTCTGCAAGTGGTGTATGTGTTCCTGAACCTGAGATTGTCAGGGTGTAAGTTCCTGACATTGTAGAGCCATCATCATCAATGACTTCGACTCTTACACCAGCAGTATTTGACTCATCATTTAGACCACCTTCATCTTCGGGTGTTTTGTTTCCAAAATTAGTTCGATAAAGCACAGGGTCAACTGAGATACCACCGACTCCATCATTCTTGATATAGACGGGAAACCATCGTTGTAATTCTACTAATCCGTTACCCATTCTTGAGAATGTTTTTGTAATATCTTGTTTGATTGAAGCCATTAGAATACCCCCCTTGCCCCTCTATATGATTGCTTGACGATTTTAGGCATTTCTGCACTAATTATAGACCGAACATCACCTGCTGTCATACTTCCCCCGCCATTGATAGTTATACTCTCAAAATTGAGGGTTAATCCACTATTCGATTGAGAACCCGTATTCATTCCTGATTTCTTACTTATTGACATATCATATTGGTCTAGTGGAACAAGTGCTTCTCGACCTGCTTCACCAAAGACCCCTCTTGTTGCTGATGTGGCAACACCGCCCCTATGGAAATATTGTTCATTTGCTTCTACACCACCAGCAATCAATCCACCACCAACACCACCAATTACTGATGATGGAACACTAAAGATTCCACCACCAACCATTGCACCACCAACTGCACCCGATATTGCACCCGTTAATGTCGAACTAACTACTTTACCAATTTTACTACTTTCTAACTCTTTAATAGCAGTAGCAATTGCATCAAGTATAAAGAATACAGGTTTCAAAAGGAATCCAAGAACTCTCATTATATTCCCGAATGCTCTAATAAAAGGAACTGCTAAATCAAAAGAAACCATCATTCTATCTACTAAATCAGGTAATCCGGCAATCAAAGGTAAAATATCTCTTTCAATTGCATCTCTCAAAGCAATCCATTGGTCAGTATTTTCTCGTAGTGTTTCTGATACTCGGATTAGTGAGTTAGAAATCTTGCCATCATTAGCATCTGCAAGACCAATTAATTCAGCAAATAATTCACCAACTACAAGTCTTGTTTCTTCAAAGGATGAAGCAACAACTTTCAGTTGGAAATCAGAAGTTGTTTTCATGGTTTGTAGATATCTTTGAGTTGCACCATCTGCATTATTTGTAACGTCAATCAGATTCAAAAATCCTTCACGTTGACCCTGTAAAGCCATGATAGCAGTACCACCACGAACTGAGAATATTTCTAGCACTTCTGCTGTTGTTGCACCTGCTGCTTCTAACTGATTAATTACGTCAACCAAAGATGTTAATCCCATAGTTTGAGATTCAACAATATCTTTGTTTTCTGAGAACTGTTTTTCCTGTTCTTTCAGACTATCTGTAAACTTCTTATTTTCTCTTTGAGCAATCCTTTGTTCAAGTGCAACTGATGCTTGTTCAACAGCCAAACTTTTGTTAGCCATTTCTAATCTTTCAATTCTTTTTATTTCTGTTTCAGTTAGTTCTCTTCCCTGACGTTCAGCCCTTGCTCTAATCTGCATTATTGCGAGAGAATTAGATTGTTGTTCAATTGACAAATCTTCTAATTTTCCATTTAGAATATCAAGTGCAAATGATGTTCTTTCAACATCAATTTTAGTCTGAGTAATTGTTGCTGAAACTGCTCTTAATGCTGCATCGGCTGATTGACCAGCAGGGGTCAAAGTTAGGAAGTTCAATCCGAGTCTATCCATGACTCTTCTTGCATCATCTGTTGGACTCAACAACTTGTTAATTGACATTCTCAATCCTGTACCAGCAATTGTACCCTGCAAACCTGCATCTCCCAATGCACCAACTGCTGCTGCCATTTCTTCAATAGAAAGTCCAGCCGCCTGTGCTGTTGGGGCAAGAAATTTCATTGACATTCCAAGAGATTGTAAGTCTGTAAATGATGATGTCATAGTAGCAACAAAAACATCCATTACTCTATCCATATCTGCAATCTCAAGACCCATACCTTTGACAGCAGAAATTACAATTCCAGCAGCAGTTTCAACATCAGTTCCAGCAACAACTGAAAACTGAACTAAACTCTTGATTGCACCTTCTGTTTCTGTACCCAATTCTTCTAGGCTAAGACCCGCTAGAGCAAGTACGTTACCAGCCTGTGCTACCTGTGTAGCAGTAGCAGAAGATTGAGCCGCTATGTTCCTGATTACAGATTCAAGACCATCCATATTTTCATTGAGTTCTCCTGTGATTTCACTTGTTTCACCGAGAGTTGCACCCATCCTTGCCATAGCAACTTCAAACTCTAAAAATGTGCTAACTGATTTTTTGACAAAAACTCCTGTAATTGCTGCACCTAATGTTACTGCTGCTACACTTGCTTTAGCCATAGATTTGCCTATTTTTTTCAATGAGGATGTAATTGTTTTTCCGGCAGAATCAGATGAAGCAGCAGCAGCCGCCATTGCTGCCTGTAATTGTTTTGAATTACCTTCAATGACTACTGACATTTTTACATCTTTAGCCATCTATTCACCTACCTTGTTGCCTCTCATATTGCCGCCTTACTTTTTCTGCAAAAGCCGACCAAAGAAACATAGAATCTCTTGGGTCTAGTTGTCGCCATTCTTGAGGGGTTATTCCTGTTTCGGTCAATATCTGAAAAAGAAATTGTCCTTCGTCTGATTTGGAGTAATCTATTATTTTCCCAAAGCACCGTCTTGGCCTGTTCCAACTGCTGCTGTAACTCTTGTTGCCAACTCTCCAAGTAACTGCATTGGAAGTTGTCTGAACTTGCCCCAAGATAATGATTTATCGCACTTGGATAACATTTCATAAACGGTTCGTAAACCAAGTAATTCGTTTCTATCTTCTCCTGATAATCTTGCGATTTCGGGTTCTGCTTTGAGAACCTGAAATTCTGCTGCTGATAGTGGTTTCGCTTGGATAATATCTTCTGATAATCCAAGACCTGAAACATCAACATCAATCGGGTTGTTTGCTTGTTCAATTGCGGAATCGAGCCATGACATATTTTTCGCCTCTTATTATCTGTAAAATCAGATTTCCCACCGTTATGAATGAAGTGGTATTTGAGGCTTAAGCAACTCTCGACCAATCCAAACCCTCAAAAGAAGCATTAATCATTAAAGCACCTTCTGAACCTGCTTCTAATCCTTCGATTGACATATCTGTAAATACGCAAGTTGAAGCAGTATATGTGTGTAGTCCGACAGGGGGGCTTGCACCATCATTTGCTGCTTCAAACTCTATATCGAATTCAGCATCAGTATTGAAATAAGTGTAAAGTGTTGAGTCAGTTATTCCCCAAGCATATTTTAGTGTACCTGAAACTGATTTCAATCCTCTTGTATTTGCTGTTGCTGTGTTGCCACCAAGAGTAACATATTTTCCTGTCGCTACTGCTAATGATAAATCACCACTAACAAACCCTACTACGCTTCCTGAAACTGTTATCTTGCCTGTTACACCTGTGAATGCGTGAACTGCCATATCCAAAACCTCTTCTTATGGGGCTATTAACTGTCTCGCTTAGATTGTTTGTATTTCCGCTTTGCTTCACGTTCTTTTTCTAATCTTTCAATCAGAATCTTTGGTTTCACTTTTCCGTCTTTTGGGTCTTTCTGATAATACCCAGCCCTTCTTCCATCTTGTCTTTCTTTTTCACATAATTCACATCTATGTTCAGAATCTTTCGTATGTTTTTCAGCACCCATTCTTTGTAGTTCAGAAACGAATCTCAAACGTGAATCTCCCTGTGGAAAATCAACAGGAATTATACATCTAAGATTGTGATGTTCGCAGACACATCTCCATTTATGACCACAGGTAATTACTTTGTTTTTCTTACTCACTTTATCGCCTCATTCCCATTGTTGAATGTTTACCAAGTGGGTGTTTAGTATTGGCGGCCTTGGATAGTATTTTTTCTGTTTGGTCAACTATAATTTCCCAATCAAGATTTTCGATTGCGAAGTCTCTTGCATTTCTTCCAAGTTCTTTTCTCAAATCTTCATTTTCATATGATTCAATCATTGCAGATTTCAAAGCATCAACATCCACCAATCCCATATTGACTGACCACTTTCCACCGCAAATCGAAGTGATGCATTTCACCAACCATCCCCTGTTGGCTTCAACATATGATTTTCCTTCCGGTAAGATTCCGCCTGTCAATTCTGAACCTGTGCTGTTGTCAGGAAGTATGATTGGGATTCCACATGACATTGCTTCTGCACTTGGAACTCCAAAGCCTTCTCCACCTGTTGCTAAAACATGAACATCTGAGATACCATAGACGAGTGCTAATTCTTCTCTTGATAATCCCATCAATGGATTGTTGCCTTTGTCTGTAAATCTGACATTTTTTGTTAATCCCATTTGATTCAAAGTTAATGGTAAATCCCAACCCCCCATTCCCATCGTATCTGATGCATCACCACAATGAAGTAGAAGTCCAACAGAATCAGGGTCATCTACTTCATCGAGAAACTTTCTGAATGCTTCTAATAATCTTGGGATTTGTTTTCGATTTGTATTTCTTCCAACTGAACAAAAAATGTAATCCCAATGAGATATTCCCCACATCTGCTTAGTCTCTTCCTTTTTCTTTTCCGATATAGGGGCAAATACAGACGTTTCTACGCCATGTAACAGTATATCCCCCTCATTCCCCCTATAACGGTCTAACATAGCATCCCTGAGCGTCTTATCGGCATTTCCAGCACTACTATATTCATTCACAAAGTCAGTAAATACAGATTTTCCAAATTTTGCCATCCAAAGTGGAGTATGAAGCATTTTCAAAACATCCTTCCAAGCATATGAAATTGGATATCCATCAATCGGCATATATGCAACATATGGAACATTCATTTTATTGGTGCTGACAACAGATGAACCAATATAAAATGGGTCATTCAATGTCAGATATAAATCGGGTTGTAATCTAGCCAAATGATATTCCAAAACAGTTGGGCTATGGTCGCCACTTAATCTCTCAGCACCATATCCTGAAATCCCAGCATGAACTAAAGTCCAGCCTTCTTCGTGTTTGAAATCTTCACCATTGTAATCCCATCCGATTATGAAAACTTCATGTCCTCTTTCAACTAATCGTTTGCAGATTTCTCTAGTTACAGTTCCATATCCTGTTGGTCGAGTTGGTTGCTCAGAACCCCACAGGATTCTCAATTTCTTTGACTTCGCTTTAGCCATAGAAAATGATGGGAAATCCCACCGTTATGAATGGACTCAAATTAATTTTGCTTTGGTAGGTCTGCTAAAGAATCCAAATCCTAATTCTTTAGGTTGTAATGTTGCTGAAAATTGAACAGTTTTGCCAACTAATTCTCTTAGGCTTTCTTCATTTATCCAAATAGATTTCGGAACAGAACCGAAGATTTTGAATCCATCTACTTCTACCAACATCTTTGCAGTTGTACCAAACTCTGTTTCAGCAATTTTAACACTAACAATAGTTCCTGTGATGTCGTTTCTACCTGTTGGTACTTCTACCATAGAATCTATTTTTGCTTGCTTCTGTTGTTGTCTATCTGTATGCTTTCGGTATGATTTAGCAAGAGCATTGAGTTGACCCTGTGTTAGTTGGAAATTATTTGCTTTAGCACATACATCTGTAACAAAATTATTCCAAGATAATTCAGAAGAAAGTTCCTCAACAGTTAAGCCAATTAAATCTACTAATTTGTCATCATTTATTTTTCTAGCGTGTAATACTCTAGTCATTGTTTTTGCTTTAATTTCTGCTTGTTTCTTCGCTCTTTTTTCGTCAAGATTTGCTTGACGCTCAAGAAGCCATTGGGTGCAATCTTTTCCATTCCATGTTTGAGGAAAAATCCACTTTCGATATGAGTTGTTTACTGTTCCTGATGAGAAGCATCCCCAACATCTACCACCGTCAATTCTGAAAGGCATTCTACCGCCCCCACCACATCTGCTGCATTTTACTTTTCTTACAGCAGAAATTGTCTTGGGTTTATTTCCGTCATGGCGTGGGTATTCATCGTTTTTTGTTACTTGCATTTTTGGTTTTACATTTGTCATTTTTTTCATCTCCTGTTAGCAAAGATATCTCTTGGTGCATTTCTGCTTCCTCTTCGACCTGCTGATGGATTGTTTCTCAATGGTGCTGAGAGAACTCTTCCTGTCATATCAACTAATACATCTGTACGTGAAACTGAAAGGTCGAATGTTTGTGTTGCCCTTCGTAGGTAAACAGTTTTCACTTGACCATTTCTTACGATTACAACTACTAAATCTCCGTTGCTGGTATTGCCCCATGCTTGGCCTCTTTGTGAGCCTAAGTCATGTGCAATAATTCCTACTGATTTTGTTCCATACTTTGCAGATGCTTTTCTAACTGCTGAAATTACTTTTTGTGCTTCTTCTCCAATTAATCTTTCATCAACTCTTTGTAAAGCGTGGACTGATAGGTTTGGTCGGTTTGTTGGTTGGCTCATGTGGCTCATAAATGAGCCACCGTAGGCTTTCCCCTTATCAATATATCCCAAATATCAATGTTTTTTGATATCAAAATCACTTTTTTGACTTGAGCCGTGTGTTGAGTTCAACATCCTCGATATGTCTAATCCGATGACAATTTGAACACAAAACAACACACTTCTCAATTTCTGCTAGAATCTTTTCTTTTCCATATCCATCGTGAACCATTTTTGAAACCATTGAAAACTTCTCAGAAGAATCTAAATGATGGAAATCTAAAATCCAAGAATGAGGATAACCTGAGATATTACAATCAGCACATTTCAGCGTGTGTTTTAATGACTTGAACCATTCCTTCATTTGTTCTCTTCTGACCTTCTTATTGTGTAAGTATGATGCCTTCCTTTTAGCATATCTTTTCTTCTGATACCTACGATTGTAGGCTGCTCTTTTCGATGCGTCTTTGTAAGGAATGAAACGAACCTGTCGGTTTGCTGTTATTGATAGTTATGATTAACAAAATATTTTTTCGATAAAAAACCAATATTTATCATATTTACAATGAACGTGCTTCGTCTGAGTTTTTGATTCCAAAAACGAAGTTTTCTTTTGTTAAATTACAATGGAATGTCAATGCTTTTCTGTAATGATTTAACTCATTGACAGTTGCATCTCTTTTGAGATATTTTTTGAATACATTGTTGATGTAAACTTCAATATCTTCATCTTCTTCAACTACTTCTTCAACTACTTCTTCAACTACTTCTTCAACTACTTCTTCAACTACATCATCCCAAGATAATACTGCACCTAGTCTTTCTGCTAGTTCTGCCTTTGTTCCTTCTGTATCTAAATCGTTTTCTTCACAAAGAGCGATTAGTTCTGCTTTCTTCAAATCTATGAGAGCCATATTACTTGACCGTTGATTTCCGGTTATTCAAGGAATCGGTATTTATTCATTCCATCGGCATGAAACCGTGATTTCTGCTCTATATCCTGTAACATCAGTTTTGTCAATATCTATACCACATAATGAATCTTTGAACTCAATTGTTTTAGCATCTTCTGACCTAACTACTCGGACAAAATGATAATCACTTCCATCAACTCCTGACATTCCACTTCCTGATTGTGGAGAAGTCAAAGTTTCATCGTTCAAAACTAGCATTAATTTCTGAAATAAAGACCATAACTTTGCTCTTGTTGGTGCATACAAAACTATGGTATAATATCCTGTTGATATTCTTGGTTGTGTTGACGAAGCACCACCTGTAAGATTGAATGCGTCTGAATCTGTATATAGTGGAACGATTGAGATTTGGTATGTTTTTTGACGTTTGAATTCAAGCCATCCACTATTCACAATTGGAGTCCAAACTCCATCAGGAGAAGTCATGTTTGTAGTGATTAAACTTGACAACATTGTATGTGGGTCTATTGCTGGAATTCCTGTGTCTGAAATTGACATATTATTTCCCTCAATAGTTACCTTCCAAACCAAAAGTAGCAACTGCAATCTTAGAATGTTTTTTGACTAATTCTAACATATCTTTCATATCTGATTCTGACGATTTCAGAAGTCTCGACCACATCTCTTTTACTCTATCCATGCAGTTCTCATCATTCAATGCAGAACGTGCTGCATTTCGTGATACCATCATAATTGTAGCCATCTTTGCTTCTATTGTTGGTGTTGCTGTTCCAGCAATATATTCGGCCTTCAAAGCAACCATTCCATCTTCTGTAAATTTCCCCATAAATCTTACAATTCCAGCCTCTTTATCATGTAGCCAATATTCATCCGTATTTCTGACTCTACCCTGCACTAAAGCCGTTTCAACTCCATTATCATCAACTGAATAAATGTTGGTAATTGAAGCAACAGGTCTTACACCCAAGACGATGTGTTTTGTATATTCATTCACGTCAAAATATTCTGTAACTCCGACTGTTCCAGCGACCTGAACACCAGCATAAGCATCTACTAATCTTGATGCATTTGAAATCATTGTAGCAATCTGTGCTTCGGTAGCACCAATACCTTCTGAGAAGTCAACTCCTGTATATGCTTCAACATCTGCTACTGTACAATAATCAATCGCAGAAGTAGCACTTTCATCTACAATCAACTGCCCCATAGTCCAGCCGACTGACATTAGTAATACCCCTCATTTTCTTCTATTATTAATTGACCAAAAGTATAGCCCAAGAGAATCATACTCTAGGTCTAATCCGTTATGGTTTATCACCGATGCTAAAGGACTTAGCCTGACGGCTATTTGTAGCCGCCAAACTAAGCCATCAGGCAAGGTTTGTTTCAACAGTCTCAGACTATGTTGATTCCGTTAAATCTAACTAATGCGTCTGCGTATCGAACACCGAAAGCAATGTCTTGTCGTGGAATCAAAACGAATCTGTCTTTTGTTGGCTCATCGTGGAAGTCTATGCTAAATCTTCTGTCAGCAACAGTTGGGTTTCCAATCAAAGGACTTCTCTTGTGAACAAGAAGTGCAGTTGTTTTGTTAGCAACAGCAGCAGTAGCATCGAAAGTTCCATCCCATCCTAAGTTAGTAGCAAGGGCAGATGTTGCGAATACTGAGATACCGTAAATCTTACCGATTTCTCCTGTTAAGATTGTAGCACCGCTTCCATATTTATCGAGCGTTTGTAGTTGCTCTAAGCCGAGCAGTTGAACCTCAAGATTCCTAGGAACTATCAAAGCAAGGTCATCACGGTTTTCAGCGTAAACACCAAGTTCGTTAATTGCTTCACGAATGTGCGATAATGCGAAAGTTCCGCTTACTAGAACTGATTTTCCAGCAGACTTTCTTAGACCATCGAACATTAGTAGGTAATCGTTGTCATCAGCGTCAACACCTGTTGGGTTGGTTGATGCGTTATAGATACCGTTAATGTTGTCTGCATATGCACTTCCTGTTTCAGTATCACCGTTTAGTAAAAGTGATTGCTCATTGTATGCAAGACGGGATGCGATATCATCACGAAGAACGGATAGTAAACCTTCAACACCGTATGCGATTAGATAGTTTCCAACAGGCACGTTAGCAATCATGGTTTTTAGAGTCATAGTCAATTCAGCAGTTGTCTGAGATGATTCTGCTTGTGCTGTTCCTGATGTTGTATCTGCAAGTGTTTGTTGGTGGAACGCAACTGAACCTGTTAGGCTTGGTACGTTTACAGTTCTGCGAGACATTGGAAGTGCTGGGAATAATCCACGCATGAAATTTCTTTCATACACTATCGCAATAATTTCGTCTGCTGTTTCAGTAGGCAACATTGTTGCCCCTGACCCTGCTGTATTGCCAGCAAGTGCATCTTTCACTCTTTCTACTACATCATTAAACTCTATTTCTTCTGACATTTTATATTCCTCAGTTTGATTTTTTCTCTGTTTGACCCTCTTCCTTAGTTCCTATGTGCAATATTGGATTCTAGCCATACTGCTAATCCGTTCATGCCCTTACTCACATTTGGTTGTGGGTCGAATGTTTTTGCTACTGTTTTCTTTTCTGAAACAGTTGGGATAGATTTGCGAGATGGAGTTGCTTCAACACCAACTTCTGCAAGTCTTTCTTCTACTCTCTTGGCTACTTCTGCCTCAAGTTTTTCTGCTGCTTCTCTTGCTGCTTTCTCTTCTTTAAGTGCAGCAATTTCAGCCTTTAGATTTGTAATTTCATCTTCTGAATTGTCAATTTCTTCTTCAACAACTTCTTGTGATTTTTCTTGCATAGACTCAAGAGTCTCCATGATACTCTTTAATGCAGATGCAACATCAATTAATGCTTCTCTTGGAGAAGGCATTGCGACCTCTTCTTCTACGGATTTTTCTTCCATCATTTCTTCTGTTGTTTCAACAACTTCTTCTGTTAATTCAGGAGTCTCGACAACTACTGATTCCTCTTCGGTTGCAGCAGCATCTTCTGTGATTATGTCCATATCTTCGGAGTTCATTAATCCCTTGCTTGACTCCAAGTGGCTATTAACTGATTCGTCTGATTCAAGACGACTCTCAATAGCATCTAATTTGGCTAAAACATCGAAAATCATCTTTTTATCATCATCTTCATCATAATATCCCGCTTCTTCGGGTGCATCTGTTGTATCAACATCTATTCCTTCCCATTCTTCGGATTTACCATAGACGACAGTAATATATTGGTCATCTTCTTCGATTCTTACTATGTGTTTTTCAGTAGTATCAAAATCTAATTTCTTAATTTTTGATTCTGCATCTTTTTCATCACAGCAATCATCTCCACAGTCGCAATCTTCCATGTTGGCCTCAACACCTAACATTACAGATTTCTGAACTGAGAAAAGTGCGTCAGGACTTGCTGGAACATCTACAACCGAAGTTTCGACCCAATCAATTTCGGTGAACTTCATGTAGCAACTATCATCGTCTTTACATTCTTTTACTGCTGCCTTAGCGATAAATCCGATTGAGAATGCCTTCAACATTCCTTTTCTGATTTTTCTTGTGATATCTTTTTCTCCACCATCAATGATTGCAGTTCCCATAGGCATTTTTACACCGTCTTGTTCTTCCATAGAAACATCGGTCATACGGCCTATTACACCGTATGTTTTTGAGTGATTGTATAGAATGACAGGATTCTTGGAATACTTCTCCCACGCATCCATTATTGCCTTAGAATCAACAAGTTCTCCATGCCTGTCTAGCATATCATCTCCACCGACATAAACCGCACCACGAATCTTGACATCATCTGATTCTTTTTCTTGAATTGTTTTGTCAACTTTGAATGGTGTAATTATTCTGTAATGAATCTCAACAGGCATAGATTTTCCAGCCTTAGATTCAAAGTCATTATCTCCAACTATTGTAGCATCATCTATCGAGATTTCGTGAGTCATATCTTCGCTTGTAGAAGTTATGGTTCTTGAGGGATTCGCTTCTTTCTTAGATGATTGAGGATGACCACTTGGAAGCAAGTCTGTATCGTGCTTACCACCCCTGAATCTACCATTCCTCAAAACATAGAGAAATGAATTTACCCTAGCATACGCCCATTGTTCTGCTGAATTGACTGTTGGGCGAACACTTTGAGGGTTAGTTTGGTATGCCCCCACTCCCCTATCAAAAACGGCTGAAAGTGTTCTTACATTTGTTCTTTTAGATTTTGCATTTCCAACTTTTTTATTGTGGTCATCTGCTTTTTGTTTGAGAGTTTTTTTGACAGCAGCAGATGCTTTTATTTTCGGTTCTTGTCGAACTCTTAACATTGAAACTTTTACAGGAACAGTTCTGTTTGAACGTGAAAAAGTGCTATCTTCATTATCCACATATACACGAACTATTGCTACTTGATTATCAGATGAAACTTCTACTTTTTCTGAGCCACCTTCACTTGTAGCAACTGAGATACTTCCTGATGTTTGAACTCTCTCAACTTTTCCAACATATCTTCCTTTTCTTGTAGTCCAAGAAACAAAATCTCCTGACGAAACTGAACCCTGTGCAGCCTTATCTTCTGCATCAAAAGTTCTCTTTAATTTTCTTGACCAAGATAACCCTGCTCGGCCACCCCAAAGTAATGCAGCAACCCATGCTGGTGAATCTTTATCGTAAGTCAAAAACCTTGCATTTCTTCCCCACCATCGAACCATTTTTTTGGCTTTGGCAACTGTGATTGGTGTACCCCTAACAATTGCTCTTGCTTCCCTAACTGTGGCTGGTTCTAATCCACTTCCACCCATTCCTTCTTCTACCATTTTTATTCCTGTTTTACAGGCCGCTTTGACACCTGCTGGTGGAGTTAGTTGTTGTCTTGTTGGCGTTTTCTTAGTTTGGAGTTCTGTCATTTCAATACCCCATAATTTGTTTCAAATTCATCTAGTGATTTTGTTAAAGATTTTTTCAAATCTATTCTTGCATCTTTCATTACTGAAATTAACGCTGGTCTGAGATATGGGATTGGGTCATATGGTGCAAAACTAAATCGGCCAAATTCAACATATCTTGCATAGTCAACCATAGTTCCTTGACCACCAAAAGAAACAATCCTTTGTGTAGGATTTGCTGTTAATTCTATTCTTCCACTCGCTCGCAATGCACCTGTGCGTACAGGGGCATTTTTCTTTGCTTGAGTTAGTATTCTTGAAGCCAATAAATCTAGGTATGAAGGAACTATTTTGGTTGGAACTCCTTTCGACCCTTTTCTTAATTCAGAAGCGAAACGAGAAAAAGGATTTGCCATATTTTATTCACTCCAAATCTAGTATCTCAGCACCCTCAACATCAGGTTTCAAAATCTGTGAATCAGCCACAGGTTCTATTGGATTAATTTCGTCAGATGCTTCGTATGGGGTAAATGTGCAGCGACAATTTGGATGGGCTGGAATTACCCCACCTGATTTGTCAATTGGATATACAGCATTCTCAAAAGGAATACACAAATCTCGGTCTGTTACAGAATCAACAGTTACTAATCTTTGGACTTGTGAAAATCCTAATTTTTTCAATCCTGAAAGATGTGAGTTTTCAACAACTCTTCTTGTTTCTGTTCTAGCAATTCTGTTGTAATAATATCTTGGGAATGCTTTTCCTGATGGGTCAATTACTTTTCTCATTTCTCTTTGAACCCATTGCCAATTTTTACTATCTGCAAGTGCTGATTCAAAGACTGTAAATATTTCTTTTCTGAATGCCCCAAGAGTGTTTCTCAATGCTGGAACTCTCCACCTTGCATTCCAATATCTCATTGCTTCTGCATCTCTAAAATCAAAAGATATTCCAACACCTGATGCAGATGCCATTGTAGCAAGAGTTTCATCAAAACCAACTGTAAGTGCAGTTGATGTTGAAATAGTTTGTTTGTCAAGTAATTCTTGTAATTCTCTATCGAGTAAATCAACCATCCAAACTAAGTCATCTCCACCAACTGCTTTTGTCAGAACACCGTCAAAATCAGATGTTGGGTTCAACACGTTTCCAAGACTGTATTCAAAAACATCTGTCGGATTTATTCTCTCAGAATATTTGTCAATTAATCTGTCAGCAAATTCTTCCTGATTTTTCAGAAGTTTTTTTTCTGTTTCTCTTGTAGTTGTTCTGATAATTCTATCATATTGATTTCGACTTGCATCATCAACTTTTTTTTTCATGTTTTGAAGTTCTTCTGTTGAATATGTTATTTCAGTTTCAGGCTCAGAAAACTTAGGCATATCACCAATTTCTTCTTCATCTTCTTGTTCCATTGGATTTGGAAATAAATCATCTAAACCAACATCTGATTCTGAATCTGTATTGGATTCTGCATCAGCATTTTTTGGAGTGTTGATTGAAAGTTTTGGACTAATGAAAAATGGGTCATCTGCTTGTTCATTTTTGATTACAGGGAAACCTAACATTTCTCTTGCTTCATTGATTGTAATTGCTGCTTCTTGTCTTAATGTTGCCACAGCAGATGCCTGTGCTTTCAATGTCTCGGCTCTTTCTGTTTCTCTTGAAGGTCTGATAGTTACAAACTTGAATTTCCAATCTGTAATTCCAAGCAATGGAAGTATTCGATTATTCATCATAGAAGATATCCTCGCATGATAAGATTCGATAACATCATACCAAGCATCAAGTTGTTGCTCAGGATTTGCTAATTTACCTGTCTGAACCCAGCCAAGTTTCATTGGTGGAATACCAAAAACAGCACAGATTTCTTCACGGTAATAATACAACAAATCTAACTGTGCCCCTTCTCTTGTTGAATCAATTAATCGGTGCATATTGAATCCTGTTCCACCGTTGATTGCGATAAGTCCAAATGGTGATTTTCCACCTGATAATTGTTGCTCGATAAGACCTAACATAGATTTCATTTCGCTGTTAGAAATATCTCCAACATTTAGAATGGTTTTTGGTAAAGTTCCTGTGTAAAGCATATTCAAATAATTTGATAGATTTAATTGACCTGCTATTATCTCCATTAAAGGAATTAATGGACTTGAACCATATCCTCTACCTTGCTTAAACTTAGCAATGTGAATTACCTTATTTGCATCGAACTTTCTAACCACTTTGTCAATCGTTTGAATGTACGCCATTTTTGGTGGCTTTGGAGTTTGATTTGCTGGAACGAGTTTCATGGTTTCTGATGGAATAGTCCACACAGCCAACAAGTCTCCACCATATGACCAATTTTCACCATTTGCAGATGATTTGTCGGCACTTCCATCGAGTTCTAAATAGGCATCCCCGAAGAGGATTAAATCGAACAGAAGAGACTCTAACCATTCATCTCCCATATCGTCAGGATTTGGGTTTTTGAAGAACTTTCGCAACTTGTCTAATTGTTCTTGACTTCCCTCATCTTTTCCATCTGCTAAAACAAATTCATATCCATTCGCAAGAGTATCATCAACACATCTTCTCAAGATTGCATTTACGACTTCCGATTTAAGAGAAATTTGTCTGAGAAGATTGTATGAAACTTGTGTATCTGCACCTGATGCAGATTGACGGCCAGCAGTTGTTGCTAATCCTATTTTTGACAGGGATGCAAGAGTTTTTCCATCCCAAGAAACTCCATCATTTCCCATATTACCATTGATTAAATCTGACATCTTTTGAGTATCAGAAGGGTCAGCCCTTCTTCTCAAAAGCCTGTCAATGATACTTCGCTGACGCTCGGCCATAAGTTAATGGGTTGTGTTCCGGTTTTTCACCATGACGGCTCTAACCTAGTTTATTGGTATCTAACGAAATTATTGAGAACATGAAAAAAAGTATCAACCAGCAACAGGTTTCAAGAGTCATTTATCTCAAAGAACCATTGGTATTCCAACGCTTGCTGAGACAGCAGCGAAGAAAATTAAAGCCATCTTTTGAGTCCACATTTCGACAAACTTTTCAATCGGAGATAATCTAGTTTTGATTACAGCGACATCAGTTTTTAATTTATTCATATCTTTTTCGACATGAGCAAGGTGGTTGTCTTTCAAAACTGTCATATCTTCTCTAATTTGAATCAAAGATTCTTTGATAAAATCGAGTTCTTCTGACATTTAAAATCACTCTTCTTCGGTGTTGGCTTCAACAGACTCAGAAAGGCGTGATATCAAATCTGCTTTTGTTCCTGATGTTGGGAGTCCTTTTTCTTTGCACAGTTCTACTAATTCTGCTTTCTTTTTAGCATCCATAGCAGCAGTTAAATCTTCAACTGCATCTACAACATCATCAATCTTACTTTCACTTTCTGTTAAAGTTTCAATTACTTCGTCAAGACTTACTTTACCATCAGCCATAATTTTCTGATACTTTTTCAATCCCCATACTGTCAGTCCAAGAACTGCTGCTAAAACAGCAATCCATAATTCTAAATCTACTCCATATATTTGCATTTACTTCACCTTAATTTTTCTTTTTTGTATTGAACTCATCCATGTCTAATTCGTGCTTTTGTCTTAGGGCTGCTTGTTGTATCTCATGTTGGATATGAGCATTCTCCATTTCCTTGACGTGAGCAAGGAATGCTTCTGCACTTTTCATTTCAGATTCAAGACGGGAAGGTAAAGCAGAAAGTTCTGCTGCTTGTTCACTTTTCCATGATTCCAAAACGGAATTCATAAACAACAATGCTGGTGAACCAACAATTGCGATTAGTGCAACATAGAAATCAAGATTGTCTTGGATTAAACCCGTATCATCTTGGATTCCTGAATAGATAACATAACAGGCGAAAAACAACCATGCTAAGATTAGTGGAACACCTAGAACTATGAGTAAAATATCATTGAATGTAATTGGCTTTTTGGGGCGTGTTGGGGGTTGAATTGAAGCAGTAGTTTTAGCCATACTAGTCGCCTTAATTCAAAGTCTGTTTTATCGAGGCTCTTTAGAGTATCGTCAGAAAGAGTAAGTTTTGATAGATTTTGAAGAATACTTCTAAATTAGTCTAAAATTATAGTCAGATATGAAATCATTGATATAGGGAAACCACACCCGAAGGCTCATGTCAACACTTAGAATGTGGGGAAATGCAGTACGAGCGATATGGAACAAACCACTCCGAAAGGAGATGTTAAGGAATGGAGAATTCATTGCTTCTCATCTTCAAATGTTAATCGGACACATTTGTTTCTTAGAATGGGTAATACAGACAATCTTGGGGGTACTTTGAATGCAATACGAAGAATGGTTTTGTGGTGGAATATTCACAATCGGGCATTCGCCTGAACCTGCTTGCATATGCACACAAAATTGCACTCCAACACCTTATGATTGGAGTCAACACAGGAAATAAAAATACCTAACTAAATCAGGGGGTTGCCTTCGGGCAATCCCCTTTTTTTATTTTGAAAATCGAAACCATATAGACCCTCAAAATATCAGCAGTATTCGTGAGCGATAGTATTACTGCTAAATTAACAGCAACACAAGCAAGAGAAATCGCAATTTATCCTGATAGATGGAGTCAGTATTTTAGAACAATAAATGGTCAGCCATTTAGCCTTCACGAAAGACCATATTTGATAGATGTCTATCGGCATTTTCAACCAAGCAATAAATCTTCAAAAACAAAAATGGTTGTTCTCAAATGTAGTAGAAAAGTTGAGAAAACTGAAACCATCTGTAATCTACTAATGTATGGCCTTCTGAACATACCATATTTCAATGCAGTTTACACAGCACCAAGACAACCACAAGTTAGTAGATTTGTTGATGAAAGATTCAATGGTGCTTTGATGTCATCTATCAATGGTGGATGCCTGATGAAACCAAGAATCAAACAGTCAGTTAGCCACCAAACTTTTGATGTTGGTGCAAGGTCTTTGAATCACCTATATGCTTACTCAAATTGGGGTGATGCACATGGTCTATTGGGTATCGAAGCAGACATGGTATGTATTGACGAATATCAGGATTCGGGTGCAGATGTTTTACCTATGTTGGTTGAGATGTTAGCACTATCAGAATACAAGTGGGTTCTTGTTAGTGGAACTGCTAGAGAACAGGGTTCAGACTTTTGGAAATTATGGGAGAAAACTACCAAAGGAGAATGGAACGGAGAAGAATGGATTCATGGAAATTCAGAAGAAGGAATTATCGGATATCATATCAGTCAAAAGATGCATCCTGAAATTACTGATGAAGATATCAAAATGAAAAAAGCAACTTACACTCCAAGAAGATATGCGAATGAAGTTCTTGGAGAATTTTTCGCTGGTTCGACAAAACCGTTGACTTTTGATGAAGCATTGAAGGCTGTTGACACCAACAGGAAGATTTTGAGATTTGTAGATGCACCGGAAGAAACTGTGATGGGTGTTGATTGGGGAAATCAAACAACAGTTGTGATTATGAGAAAAAATGGTGAAATTGTAAATGCTCTAAAATTAGATTCAAGGGCTGACTATCAAAACGATGAAGTTGAAGAAATTAAGAATCTCATAGAACGCTATAATTGCGTACAAGTTGTATGCGATATAGGGTATGGGGCAAGACAGGTAAAAGAACTCCAAAGAGAGTACGGAGATATGGTAAAATCGTGTTATTATTCTAGTCGGCCATTGACTCCATTTCAATACAAGAAAAGAGACAACAATAGAAACCTAATTTACATGGCTGTTGTAGATAGAACAACTTACATCGAATCAACAATTGAAGCAATCAAAAATAAAGAAATTTCTCTACCATACAAAACAACAGATTTGGAATGGGTTTTACACGAATGGACTTCTTTGAATTCATCAGCAGAACAAGATGAACAAAATATGCGACCAACTCATGCTCAAAATAAAACTAAATTTGGTAGAGATGGAGATGACCACGCATTTCATGCTTTATTGTATGCAAGACTAGCAATTGGATTCGATGAAGATAGTGGAATGCCCCAAATTGGCGTGTTTGGAGACTAAAATCTTACAAATATCAATAGAAGCGTTTCTGACCGTTTTTTGGGGTCGCTGGTAGGTAGAGTCCTAAAACACAAAAGAGGCCGTCAGATTGGCTCTAAATAGGCAAATATCGGAAAATAAGGGTTTTGACCCCTAGCAGGTTGCAGAATAAATCAAATTTAGAAAAAAATAGTCAGAAATACAGAATATTTAGATTTGTAAAAATCTGAAAAAAAGATGTTGAGTGCTTTTTCGACCATGTTGAACTCAACAGTATATGAACTATGCAAATTGAATCTCAATCGTGTTCCAAAAGAATATCAGCAGTTCCACCATTCAAAGTCAAAACTGCAACAATTCCAGCAGGGAATAAAATACCCTCAAAACCATATGTAACTGCACCAGCAGCCAAAGTGAAAGTATGAACAAGATTTGCGGCTGCAATATCACCTACAACTTTACCATTGTAAAGTGCTAATGTTACTGTTCCACCTGTTGTATTACCTGCTATGGAAAGTAGGTTAGTTGTTGATGCAAAAACTAAGTTGTTTCCTGTTGCTAAACTGAACGCTCGGTTTCCCATAATCATCGAAGGAGAAATTACGGTTAATTACTGTTGATGTCAACAGGTATATCTGAGATGTCAGAGAAAATATTTTTGTGAATTGTAAAATGTAGATGACGGATTCAAGCCTGAGCATCTACACAATTCACTATTGCAGTTGGATTTGACCAAACCCAAACTGCTGTTTTGGATTCCACATGAATCCACTTTTCTCCATTCCATTTTATTGGCCTAGAGCATAGCATACAGAACTCACATTGGCAGCGTGGCTGGTCATCCCCAATGGAGATAGAGGATAGACCACAATCCACGCATACGCTTTGTGAGTTTGTTACTTTCATTCTACTAATTCCCCTGCTTTGTTTTGGAAGGCAACTTTGGTATCTTCATCCAACCAATTTTCTGCTTGGTCTTTGTTGTCGAAAGTCATAATGACTGAGTTAGTTTCTAGGCATACAACAGCCCATGAACCGCCTTCTAATTGCATAACAACTCGGCTTACTTCATTCTCTATTTCTTTCTCAATCAATGCTGCTGATTTTTTACCATAAGGCAGACCTGCATTCTTAGCACAGGTTGCACCATATCCATGAGTCATTGAAACATCTGTTGAAAGGTGCTTGTTGCAGAAACAACAGTAACCACTTTTTCGACCTAATCTACGGATAGTTGCGATTGGGTCTGCACGAAGGGATTGAAGAACTATCCAAGTATCGTCAGGAAGCCCCATAGAAGGTGTCATAGTGCCGTTGAAACGGTTTACATTACCTCTTGCTAGGGTTGCACCATTTTGGATGAATCTACGGCTATCCTGAGAAGATGCTCTTTCTGCTTCTGTAAACTGTAATTCTGCTGATTCGGATGTTCCTGTTCTTTTGTCAAAGAAGTTTAGTGGGCGAATTACTAATTCTCTTTGAAATGAATTGAAAGTTTCAACACCTTTTGTTCCGTATTTTGGAACGCATGGTGCTGGTGCTTCTTTGGTGTTGGACTCAACAACTAAAGTGATGATTGGGTGTTTCAAAGGTTTGCCGTTTTCTGAACCTTCAAACTGATTGAATAGTTCAACAACTGCATCCCATCCATCTTGCACTTTAGTAACGTCAGGAGAAGTCGCAATTCCTTTCTTGGTTAATTCCCCAACCCAATACATTTGCTTGTCAGAAAGACGGCCATATTTATTCCATGAACCAATCAAATCAATTGCGAAGTTTTTGTCTCGACCTGTAAGACTTTCATGGACTTTCTTTAGAGCATCAATTTTTGGATTTCCACCACGACTTGCTTGAGGCGTATTTAGTTCCTTGACATAATACATCTGAGAAGAAGATAGTTTTCCGTTCGCTAAGAATTGACTAACTAAAGATTCAGCGAAACTAATACTTCTGTTTGGAACTGTACCCATATCTAAAGCATCTTGAAGTGCTGCAATCTCAGGATGAGAATGACGAGTTTCAACATCGGTTTCAACAACTGAATTCTTTTTAGAATCAGGCAATGTTGAAAATTGTTTTTCTGAGATGAAACTTAGACCTGTTCCATTGCACCATTCACAAACACTTGCTTTGTTGTAAATACTAGCCCTAGTTCTACCTTTACCTTTACAGCATTGACAAGACACTAGAACAGCACCCTTTAGGGATTTATCCCAATTTGCAGATAGTTGTTTTAGATATGGTGCTTTGGCACTTCCACGCTTGACTTTTGTAACAGAAGGCTTAGTGCTAGATATTGTTGTTATGTTGAAAGTTGCTGGCTTTGGTAAAATGTTATTCAGGCTAGATTGTCTGCATGGATGTTCATCATATTGACCACCTGAAACTACTTTTGTATCAGCAATAGAATGGAACAAAATACCATCCTCACAAACATAGTAATATTCTCCATTTGAATCAGTTTTTCTTTGAACAAGTATAGACTTTCTTAGACAGTCATATCTTTGCCCGATGTAACCAGCACGACTTCTATAATCCAATGGAATATGAATAGTTTCAGGAGAAGAACCATCTGCAAATCCACAAATCAGATTTCTTGTTTCATATCCATTACCCATGTTTTCTTCTCCATAGATTCCAACTTCGGCTTTGGCTGAAACATTCCAACTTCTCGGCTTGAGAACTTTGTATGATTGTCTATCTCCACTCATGACTAATTCAACCATATCTTCACCTGCATAATATTTCAAAATAATTTTTTTGCCCCACCAATCAACGGGTATATTGTAAAGAGGTTTGCGACCATCAACCGAAGCACGAACTTGACCACCATGAGGGCTGTATGCAATTGGTATGTGGCTTATGTCCTCACATTGAATCAAAGCAAGATGTTGTTCTTCACCGGAAAATCTCTCTTGTTTCAATACAAGTCCTTCTGATTGTAATTTCATTCTTATTCGATTATATCTTTGAATCGGAGTTAAGTCATAATCAAATTCTGCTGGCTTAATCCTACTTTTTGGGTCATTTAGTGTGTTTTCTGTTATCATGTTATCATTTTCCTTGACCTACGGGTCGCTTTTTTCGCTTCGCTCACGTTGGCTATCGGTTATGAATACTTCGTTTTCTCAATAAAACTCGATAATACTGTATCAAGTGCATTCGGAATTGAGTTGCAGCCTAATATTCCGAGATGCAATACTTGCAGCAATCAAGAAAGAATGAACAAAATTGCCAACAGACAAAACATCTGAGAGACAATCACAATCGCTAATCCGATTGGGTCAAGTTCTTCGCTCATAATTTATCTCTTAACTGATTAGGTTTTTTAGGAAATCTATTCTATGAACAACATCCATTTCCTTAGTTGTGAAAATTGTTCCTGATGTCATATGAATTTCAGCAGATTTACCTTCGATTATAGTAATAGCGATAATCTTAGATTGGTCAATAAAAGACCTTCCACTTTCTGTTAAAATTTCTAGGATTTCCATCCCAATCACTCACGCAAATGGATTTCTTTTTCTCTCAGCCATTTCTGCTTCACGAAGTATTCTTTGTTCTGCCCTGCGAGCGTCATCTGCTTTTCTTTTCTTGGCTCTAGTCCATCTGATTTCTCCAACTTCAACAACAGCATCTACAACCATCTGAATGTGTGGGTCATTTGGATTGTCAAAATGGATAGCCCATTGGAATCCACGCTTGGTTAAATCAACATCATCTACTCGGATGTTTCCTTCTGTAACCTGTGGTCTAATTTGTTCCCATGCTGCTTCCTTAATCCATATTGATGCACCACCACCTTGCGAACCATAAATAGCAGCAATTCTTTGGTAACTACCGTTCAAAGATATTGCTGTGTATTTTACTGCCCCCGCAGTCTTTTCGTCAAAGGTACATCCGTATTTATCAAATGCATTTATGATGCTTGCTTTCGTCATCGTTTTTATTTCGGCTTTCGTATATTCAGTCATTGTTCACATCTCCTGTGTAATTTACGTTAGAAAATCCCACCTATATTAATGAATACATTTCTGACAATGAATATGCTTCTGACCAAACATCGTCAAAAAGTTGGAAGGGTGGGATTGTTGACATCAGAATGAATGTTGACATCAACAGCATCCTCATTCCAAAACTTTCACTACGACATTTCCGCCAATTCGTTTGAATACAAATTCGACATTCGGATTTGCGAAAACTATGATTTGCATTTTCCGACCAAACTCATGTGGATTCATTGACGCTGGGAATATCCATTCTTTTTCCATAACAACACCTGTTAATCCCACCTATATCAAGAGATGAATATAATGACTCCATCTATTACAGCCTGACGTAAAGGAACGGTATCACAAACAGTTCCATTGTAGTATGCACCAATTGGTAAAATCTCATAGACGAAAACATCAGAATGCACTTCCATTTGTATGTCTGTAAAATTGTCCAAAGTTCCATCAACCCCCAAAATATAATCGGCTGTTATTAATCCTTCATTCTCGATTCGCTTAGAAACGATTTCACCATCAAACCACATACAGGAATCTTCTTCCCAAAACGGAACTATTCTTGCTGGTAAAGGGGGCATCATAGAAACTGATGTTAATAGAATTACTGTGAAGAATGCAAACACTTGAAGAACCAAATCTGAACCATGCTGTTCGCTCATAAATATGAAAGAGAAAACGCTGGTTAATGTCTAAGATGATTGGTGGGAGTAGGGGGATGAAAAAAGGAAATAACACAAACCTACCCAACGCCCCCTACCCCCATAATACGTGGTATTATTGCGTTGAGTAATCTATGACTGATTCTCCCACCTATATTAAGGATTCATTAATGTAATTCTTCTAGCATTATAATCTGAAACTGCATTGTAATCCACATTCCATTTCTTGACATCATCTGTTGGATTCAACAATCTGACATTCTGAAAATAAACATCGAATCCCAATGAAGAAAACAAGTCTTTGAAATAAGTAATTTCCATTCCTGTATTCTGCATTCTCATAACGACTTTTCGATTCCCTAAATTATCTGTTGCGAGATGTAGTTCTCGACCCTCTTCTGCTTCGACCAGCAAATAAGATACTTCGACCATGAATATTCGGATTGTATTGGGGTTTTTTATTCCGCCTGTTTCCGAGCCGATTAACCATATGAACTCAAGACTATATAAACTGAGCAATATTTCAAAAAATGGCGTTTTTCATGTTGAGTTCAACACGGAGTTTTTGTCGGATTTCATTTCCCGAAAACAATCCATACAACTTCTCCAATCAATTTGGTCTGCAACATCTATCCATCCACTAGAAACATCGTAAGTTGTTGATGTCAAAGTTGTTGTAATACAAGCAGGTTTTTTTTCACAAACAGGACATACGAATGGCGGTTCTAACATTCGACGTCTGAAACTTTCTAGTTGATTCTCTTCAATATCACTCATTTTCTTCACCTTCTACTTCCCAAGCACCTTTCTGACTTCTACCCATCTGACTAATTTGCTGTATTTTGTCATTTGCAGCGAATCTGAGGGCTAAACTCAAGTCAATAGTCTCTTGACCAAGCAACTCGCATTTCTTACGCCAAAATCTCTCGGATTTCCTAGACTTTCTAAGTAGTCTTTCTAAATCTTTGATTCTGATATGAAGATTTTTGATTTTCTTATCTTTTTTCTCACTCATCTTCGCTCACATCAATTGTAATATGACCTGTTTCTTCATAGACCTTAATCCTATCTTTTATATCCATTTTTTTCCCATTATGTATTGACAACAAAACTTCTGATATTCTGTCATTTGTTACTGTGAAAGATTTCTTGTTCCATCGAGGATAATTTTCTGAAATATTTTGGTCAGGCCGTGTAGTAAACATGATATTTCCTGAATAGTTTGATATCGTGTATAATGGTAATAATGCAATCCGAGAATTGTTCTTAAAACCTGACCAAGAATGTTGTTCCTTTTCTAAAAGTCTTTTATTTGTTTCTGTTTCCTTCCAACTTTTCGCTTTAATGTGGGAATCATTCATCTGAATCATAAATGGTGGAATCATATTTGCTTTTTCTTGTTCTTTTCTTGTTCTAAAAATTGTTCTCGGCATTATCATAATTGGTGGAACAATGATGTCATTATCGGGTCGAGAAAATTGACCAAAAGTTAAGTCAATGAAATGATGTTTTGTCTGAACTATTACATGACCTGCATATCCTTCTAAATCACTTTGAAAATCCCAACCTTCCATATGACCACATAACCCAATGTAAGCGTTTGGAAAACCCTCACAAACATATCCATCAGATGTCGTTTCATATCCATTTCCAGCATTATACCATGCAACATAATCTCTATTCCAACTAGCAATATCAACACAGATTACTTTACTAGAATTGAATCCTAATTTTTTCAGGAATAAATGGAACAATTGAGAATGAGAAACACAACTATCTCCATCCAAAAATGTTCCACCATCAGGAGTCTGTTTGTAATCAATAAATGTCTGAACTGCTTTTTCCAAAAATATACGTTCTTGTCTTTCAGTTAGATTGTATTTATTTTCTAACTTTTTCTTTTTCTTGTAGGCCAATTTTTTCGCTCTAAACTTCGACATTTTTTCTCACTACTCCCTGTTGACTCCAACACCTGAATTAATACTCCACAAAATCACAAGATTCACAATATACAACATCTGAAAAATTATGTTTATTCATTGACAATCACCCCTTACGAAAGTGATACATTTCCGTGATACATTCTCCGCCCATTGGTCTTTGCTACCACCATGTTTGGGGCAACAGAATCCATAATCGGATGATATAGAACCACTTTCATG